GCCATTGCCACCAGAGCCATTGATTATCGCGTTCCTCAGGGCATTACCCTGCGCGATAATCTTACTAGCTGTGTAGTCTGTATCAAAGGGCTTGTACGTGTCCTTGACGATATCTGGTGTCCTGATCGGAGCCTCCTTGAATGTCTTTACATACTCACGCTCGATCCTGTCAGCCCTGGAGAAGTCATCCTTATTAGTAGCACCGAAGCTGTCACGAAGGACGTTGAGACCTGATAGGGCTGCAGGAGCGTACCTGAGGAGAGGAGAGATAGCACCTCCCTTGGCAAACAACTGTCCCTGAGGAAGAGATGGTTGACTCATAGCCTTGATCTGCTCCTGTCTCTGTGCGAGCCTTGCCGTCTCAACTTCAAACCTACGCTTCTCGATAGGGTCGTTAGGACGTTGTTCAAGGGACTTGGCTAGCTTCCTCGCTGCCTTGGCAAAGGTCTTACCCTTGCTTTCTTCTAGTCGATCTGAGAACATATAGTTACCTACCTTAATCTCTCCTTCCTCAGCCAGCATAGGTTGACCTTCGCCATTGATGCCGAACTGAATACCGCCATTGGGGTTAGTCTCATGGCTACCACCAGCGTTGAACTCAGTGACACCACCATCAGCGAAGAACTGCTGCTGTAGTCTGGTGTCGTTACTCCTGTCCACAGCCTGAGCTGCAGTGAGGAAGGATCTATTTACTTCATTGTTGGCGATAGCTCTCTGCTCATTGAGCTGACGCTGTCGCTCTCTGGCATCAGCACTGCCCTTGAAGGCACCAGCAACACCACTGATAAGGCCTAGACCACCACCGATGATAGAGCCAATGGGACCAAAAGCTGTACCTGCACCAGCACCACCAAGGATGCCTGATGCAATACCACCGATAGCATTGCCATCATCTCTTACCTGAGAGTATGATACTGAGTCAAGTGGATCGATAGCTTCCCATTGAGCCATGAGAGCGTCATTACTGTCGACACCCACAGGACCGGTATGGTACTGCGCCTCCTTCTCAAGGCCGCTAGTATCCTTTAGCTTACTGGACGTGAGGAAAGCATCGCGTACGGCAGAGATCCCGGAGATAGCCCCCGAGATCTTACCTGCGATACGACTAGCTCTAGCCGCCCTTATTTCTGATTCTGTCATATATATCACTCGTAATAGTGAACAGTTATATCGTGAATGATGCTCTTGTAGAGTAGCCCACCCTTAGAGTGTAGCCTGAGATGCATCCAAGGATTCCTGATACGATCCATCCTGAACTTGCTCTGCGCATCTCTAGGGATCTGTATTCTGTAAATCCTGAACTTCTCCTTCATGCTTGACGGATAGTTCGTTACAAAGTTAATCCCATATCCCATAGTGCGCTGATACTCCGTCCACACGTCCATGTGGGTCAGGTCAAGCTCAATCAGCCTATCACCATCCCAGGTATCGCCACGCACATCAAGGCTAGTGAAGATCTTATCCTCGCCTGCACCTTCGGGGTTTACCCTGTAGTGGATAGACCAGTCTAGAGCCTGACCATACAGGCCAGTGCCATACACCGACTCATTACGCCAGAGATACCCATAAGCTAAGCTGTAGACCGACTGACCTAACACGAACATCTCCTCGATTTTCTTGTAGTCGTAGAAGGACTCGAAAGACTGCAGCTCCTCATTGTAGCACAGCGTCTCCTCCTTAGTGCAGACGTGAATCCTATTCATCACCCCCTCTGAGAGTAATACAGCCCCTGTGGTGGACGATAAGTAGTCTTGCATAGACTTCTGCTTAGAGATGGGAGATAAGCCCTCAGAGAGGCTGTAAAGCGTGCTGGTGCGGTCGTCAAGGAGATATAGAGCCGAGGCGGAATGGCATACCCTCCTCAGAGAGCCTGTGCCGATCTCCTTGGACATATACCTATGGCCATCGACCTTGCGGCTGTTGCTGATCTCGATAGGCACACCATCAGATGCTTGGACCTGGACCCTGCTGTTGTAGTTGATAAGTCCTATACCCTGTCTCTGCACGAAGAACAGTCTGTCTGATGAGGAGAGGATCCTGGTGATACTACCACAGATACCATCAAGGGATGCAGTAGACGCTCCACTGAAGTGCGTGTAGTTGTCAATGAACTCTCCGTTCTGCTTAGTCTTACTCCAGGTGAATGACGCTGGGTGGTGTGACGTAAGCATGTAATCAGGGATGATATCGTACGTCTTGAGGGTCATCCTGTCGTTGTAGACATCGTTCATCCTATTGACGTTGTCAATACTCATAGCCTGCGGTGTCTTGATACCGATGTTCCTGTCATACCTGCCAAGCTGGTTTACCCTGGTGAGGAGAGGAATGTCAATAATATCAGTCACCTTATTAGCTTCTGAGGAAGGGATAGTCTTGAAGAGCGTTGTCGTCTGGTAGTAGGTGTCACCTCCTCCGGTAGCGCTCTTAGCAATGGGCGTTACGTAAGAATAGGACTCCCACCTGAGACTGTCGATATCATACCCAGGAGCCTCTCTCGTCATGAGAGCGATGGGGAGGACCGAACCAGTAAGAGGAGCCTTGACAATACTCTTTGAGGAGACAGGAACTTGGTTGTATCTACTCATGAGCTTCTCAGCTGTTACCTTGAGGATCTCTCTCATCAGCCTCCTCAGGTTATCCCTGTCATTGCTTGACGATCCCACACCCTTAGCTATCTGCCCCCTTGACACGAAGGCAAGCCATAGACCTACAGAAGTAGCGTCAGTCTTGTAGAGCGAATGTCTGAATGGTACGCCGTTAGAGTCAATGACATCACCAGAGTCCTTGGTGTATGGACTGATGATGCGCATCTTACCCTTCTTATCGTCCATAGCCTCATGCTTGTTCCAGTAGATACCACCAGGAGGTGTAGCATAGTAGAACGTCTCCTTGCCGTTGTCAGCGTCAAGGGTAAGCCAGCTGGGGAACAGCTTCTCTCTCACTTCCTCAACACTCGAGAAGAAGGTGGTAGCTATATCAGCATAGGACGTATCAGGGAAGTCACCATCATGGAACTCGATAGAGACAGGTCCCCAACAGTTCTTAGCGCCACCGAGGTTAGCACCACCTTGAGGATCGAAGTCATGTGTAAACCATCTACCCTCCATAGTATTCATGAAGTCACTCACAGCGCTAGCAGGGAGACCATCTCGCTTGACCTCATTTGCGACAAGGTCATCCTTGCTGAACTTGATGACGAAGTGGTCTGACGTTCCATACTTCATCCTCGTTGGTCCGCTGACACTCTGTACTGATCGAGCCTTACCCTTGCCATCTACACCAAGGAACCTAGACGTAGCACCCTTGATAGCTGGGAGGATCTTGTCCACCTCACCAAGGTAAGTCTGATCAGCTACCTTCTGAAGAGAAGGACCATTGTTACGCCATGTAGATGCCTTACAGTTAAAGGACGATTCATTAGTCGTAGCCTGGCCATACACAGACAGCCTTGCCGTTGTGTTCTCTACTACCTTACCACCTGATGTATCCTTGGTGGAGAACAGTGGCATAGCTACACCAACCATATCAGACTCCAGCGTAGAGACCTTCAAGATCTCTGCACCTGGCTCAAGCCTTGTCGTGGTACTGATAGAGGTTGACAGAGAGGGCCTGAGGAGAGACTCATGGTCATAGATAGCCGACATATCATTCCACTTCCCTTCCTCAAGCCTCGTGTCTCTGTAGACGTAGGACTCGATAGGATCATTAAGTGTCTTGACGTGGATCTCTACATCCTCATCATAGCAGTCCTGGATATCAGGCGTATTGAAGGTCTGCACGTCAGCACACACCCTTACCTGAGCGGATGCAAGGCCAAGAGTGGTAGAGCTCGACTTGAAGAAAGGCTGGTCCACCTCCTTCCTGAAGAGGGACTTATTGACCGTCATATCACCGAGACTCTCTGGGAGAAGCTCATCACGCGTGATAGGCCTAAAGCAATATGAGGAGAAGGCGTATGGCACACCGTCCTCTCTATCAGCCACAGTATAAAGTGTTGGAGAGAGTACGCCATTAGCGATCGTCCTACGCTCCTTCGTCGATGGGTAATGGATGAGGACCCTATACCCCACGTAGTCACCAATCACTGGAGGTGGAGATACTACAAGCCTTGAAGGTTCGTCTGGGGCAGTAAACACACCGACAGGTACAGGATTGGACTCCTGACCTGTCTTACTGATGAGCTGGATAGCCACAGGGTATTGCTCGTACGGCATAAGGACAGAGATGTCCTTGTGACCCTTACCTGCCTGGTTAGCCCTGAAAGGATCCACATCGACAGGCTTGAAGGATATGTTGCCGGTGGCGTAGTGGTCCTTGATCTCTCTCTGCTCTTCCTCAGACAACTTAAAGCCCGGTATAGAGAGATTGCCGAGGAACAGCGTGTTGTCCTTAGCTGCAAGCGTAGAGGCGATGATAGTGTTACTACCCAGATACAGGATAGCCTGTGGCTCGATGCTGATACCGGGCTGGCCATAGTCATGGAACTCTACGCTGTTGCCCTTGACAGGAACAGACTGTACGCGCTGCACGTCAGGCGTACCACCCTCACTAGTCCTGAGGATCCTATACACATTGACGAAGTCAGCCTTCTGGTCCAGACCAGTGATCTCAATATCAAAGGAACAGTTGATGATGTCCTCACCTGAGCCACCACGACCATCAGAGTGAGTGATGTAGTAGACATCAGACTCAGCAAAGATCTTCGACTCCTTGCCGTGCATGAGAGAATAGGTGAAGACATAAGTGACGTTACCACTATGCAGCTTGGATCCACGTCCCCAGCTCTGTGTCACATTTACCTTTTCCTCAAAAGATAGTGACCAGGTGTTGTTAATGTAGTCGACATTCGGATTAGTAGCCAGACGCTTGTCGTGGATGTTCAATGACCTCAAGGGATTGACACCGTCAACCCAGTAGACCTTCTCAATATCGTCACGCTCAACGACACCGATCATATCTACGTTGTCACTCAGGTTCATCTCCGTCTGGTAGATCTTCTTGATGTTCTCACCATCAAAGACGAAGACCATACCATCCTTGCCGAGCTTGCTGAGGATGACAGCCTTGTCACCTATCACAGTGGTAGCCACAACGCGACCAGGGACAGAGCTCTTGGCTTCTGTCCCCTTGATGCAACTTATAGAGAAGAGCGTGTTACTACCATCTGAGGAGATGCGGATATTCCTCAGCTCGTAGGCTAAGTCATTTGATGCTCTAGCTTCAGCATGGTCCTGCGCCATGCCTCGTGCCATTAGGCGGATAACCTTCTCTTTCATCGTCTCTTGGTGCCTATGTCGGAGAACCTAGCCCTGATGCCGATCTCGATGATCTCCTCAGGTGTAGGCATCCTCTGTGATGCGAGGTACTGTCCTACGGCCCATGCGTAGTCTTGCTGTGCCTGATGTGATGACTCCCTGCTGATCTTGTTATTATCAAAGAGGAGCTTGTACTGGTCCATCTTGATGTAGGATAGGATAGCGTCAATGAGCATCTCATCCTCATAGACCATGGGGAAGCCATCCTCATCTACCGGCATAGCGAGATAGGAGATGTCGATCTTGCCCTTCTCAAAGCCACACTGCATAATACCATTGCGTAGAGTGTACTCGTACTTCCCTATACGTCCACTCCTCCTCACCTCATTCATGGGGATGTGACCTATACGCACGGTCTGAAGCCTGAGGCAGTCCTTAGGTAACCTGCCACGGAAAGCCTTGATCTCTACCTCGTCTTCATAGATATCAAGACTGTCGGGCTCAGCGTACTTCCTCGTGAAGCTAGCTACGTACTCAGCAACAGCCTCCTTATCCAGGGTGGCCAAGTTGGGATTCCTGGTCAACCTAGAAAGGAGGCTATCAATACCTATGTACCTGTTCATATATTAGTCTTTGTTCATGTTCGCGGAGGCGAGTCTTCGCACTCCTGTAATACTCAAAGAGGTAATGGCGCATTACTGTACGCCTCCTCATGGACTTCTTGCTACGTAGTATCAGCTTCTGCTTCCAGTCCTGTCTTACGAAGCCCTTATGGCCGCTCTTCCTGATCTCGTTGGTCTTAGCCCAGTCGATAGGAGGAAGCCCTACTAGCTTGCCATTGACAAGCCTAGGCTCATACTCCCTGAGCTCGAGGTAGAGAACAGCTAAGTCCAGAGGAAGGCGAACCATCCCTTCCTCAAGCAAGACATCAAAGAGAGCGGCATTGAGGTCCTTCACTATGTCTATGAAGATATCCCTCTTTACCTTCTTCTTGAGGTCCTTCCTGAGGAAGGGATAGATCTCTTTACTGCCTATACTCTTCATCACTTAGCTTTCCTATTCCTCAGCTGACGTGAGATGGCTGATGCAAGCGTGTAGACATCTGGGAGGTCGTCCATGCCGTTGTTCTTGTAGTCATCAGCATTGTATATCGTAGACAGTATATCCTTCCTCACAGCGTCTATGAGAGGCATTACCAGCCCTTCCTCAAGAGGAATGGTGATGTCATAGCTATCAGCGCACTCTCCACCTGCCCCTTCCTCAGACTGATCACAGAGGAGCTTTCTATCAGGGATAGATGCAGGCATACACGTGATACGGACCTCACTAAGGTACTTCATCCTGGGATCAAGACCTTTCAGCTTGAGATGCCTGTCACCACCAATAGTACCGTAGATAGTCTTAGCGGCGAACTCACCGGAGAGCGCGTGCCTGAATCTATCTGTATTAGCTGAGCTGATGGTAAGCTCCCCTGCCTCGATGTTGTAGTCACCGATCATTGAGGGTAGCTTATCGACACTCACAGACTCAAAGATGTTCTTGCACTTGTCGATACTCTTTAACTTGAGCTTGACACACAGCTCTACCTTGTTCTCACTACCGGGGTCCTTGCCATTGTACTTCTTCTCGATAAGGAGCGCGCGGTACTTGTCTATGAGGAAGGCGATGTGTGCGTCGGTGAAGCTGAAGTCATCTGAGCCACCCTTGACCTGATCAGTGATCAGTGATATGAGTTCTCTGTACGTTGCCATTACACTTCAATTCTAAAGGTATTGTCAGCGACGCGTATCTCGCAACGCTGTGTGACCCTGAACCTCCTATTAGATTCTACAGGGTCATTGAGGATGAGATCGCCTGCGCCGAAGTCAACCCCACACAAAGATAGCTCTGAGGAAAGGATAGATAGCATCGACCTGTATTCCTCTACCGTGGCATATAGACCTAGCGAGGTCCTGTCAATGATAGCTACCTCTATAGCGATGAGCAGATCCTTGTCGTCCTTGGCTTCTCCCTTGCTAAGACCATCGTAGTAGTCAAGCAGGAGGTCTATGATTTCTCTATCGGTCATTGCAGCTGCTACATTTCTTCTTCTCCTCAGCCACAGGTTCACCAGTCAGGGCCCAGAAGCGGTTAGCTGCATTGACATCACCACAACGTACTGCAGCACGCATACCCTCCATGAGGAGGATGGTGTCAATGACAGCTGACTTGTTATACTTACCTTCCTCACCAACACCTATGCTCTTCCCCACGCGACGATAGAAGATCCCTTCATCGTAGGTGATCAGCTGGAACTTGTTCTTGTCGAGACCGCAAGGCGTGCTCTCCATAGGTGCACCAGCAAGCTCTACGTCAATGAGGAAGAGATCAGTGGCATTAGCGTTGATCTTGTCCAATCTCAGCTCAAGACGCGCTCTCCTCCTCCTCAGGTCGTTATGAGCCATCTCAGACTCAGTAGGGAGGACACCACAGAACTCACGGCATAGGTTAGCTGTAGCGATATCCTCAGGGATGGCAGAGATATCCTGCTCATGCTTGACCTTGTCCCCAACAGTGACCTTGACCTTCCTCAGCCACATATTGTCGTAGTAGCATAGTGAGGATACGCTGATGTCGATGATTAGTTTATTTACCCTGGTGTCTACCAGCAATTCATTGATCTCGATCATTTGTCTTTAAGAAATAAGGGGGCCACCTACAGGTGTAGATGACCCCCAGATTCTACATGAGGTTGGTTAGCATTCGTCAAGAATGGCGACACCATCCTTGGCAGGATGAAGCTCCTTCTTGATAGCGTCCTTGAACTTACCATCAAGAAGAGCCTTCAGCTCGTCGTACTTGCCGTAGAGCGTGATATCCTTCTCACTGCGGAAGGTCTGAGTGCCAGAACCGAGGTGAGCATAGTGGATATCCAGAGCGTCGTACTCCTGCGTAGGATCAGCTACCATACCCACAGGGAGCTTGTAGCCCTGACCAAGACCCTGGTACTCATCACCACGGAATCCGAAGTGGAAGCGCTCCATGTCTGCTACTACAGGACCATTGATCTCGTAGTTGTCAGCATTCGTGTAGTCGAGCTTGACGCGCTTGCAGACGATGTTCGTGTTGTCTGATGCACCGGTCATCATGACACGAGGCTTGAAGCTAAGCCTATACGTGGGAGCCGAGTGAGCGGGGTTGTAGAAGAACGTCTGATTTTCCTTGAGGACAAGACCGTTGATGTTCATGACAGCAGTCTTGAGCTGATCAAACGTCATATCGTGCGTGACTTCTACGAGGGTGCCGATCGTATCCTCTGTACCTGCCGTGTCGATGGATACCTGAACGGCGTTCTCACGAATCTGATACAACCTCTTGGCGAGATCAAGAACAGCGAGAAGGAAGTTATCCTTGTCGAGGTTGAAGCTACCATCGTAGTCGAAGTTGATAGACTCAGTGATCTTGTTCAGCTGCGTGTTCGTGTAAACACCGAAGATATCAACACAGATGTCGACATTCTGCTTTTCTACCGTAGACGTAGCGGGGATCGTGATCTTGTAGCAATCCTTGTGATGACGGAGCTGTTCCTTCTTCGTGAGGCGGATCTTGTTGATGCTCGCCAGAGGAATCTCGTCAGTGCGGACAACACCATTGTGCGTGCGATACTCGAAGTACATGTAGCCGCCCTCGTCATTGATGAACAGCCTAGCCTCACCGAGGTCGCCCTTTTCGGGGAGATGATCACTAGGACCAAAGCCAGTGGCCAGCTCAACCTTATTTGCGACATATACCTGTCGCACCTGATTAACCTTGTAACCCATAAATAATTATTTCCATGCGGCACGTGCTAGTTGCACTGCCTGTAAAACGATAGATCGGTGGAGGTACGGATTGAGCTCACTAGTGCGAGCCTTCGTCTCTCCATTTATTGTGAGCCCATCCTGAAGATCCTCCAAGATGATTGGCTTTGGTATGCGAAGATAACGCATAGAGTAGCCAGAGAAGTCCTTCTTGTAGATGATCTCTACCATGTCACCTGCCATAAGGCGCAGTGGCTGGATGGTAGGACCTGAGAAGGGATTGACGAGCCTCTTAGCGATCTTGTCGTGGCTTACCGGTGCGACTGTGATAGCGCAACCGCCTACACCACTGACATACTCGTAGAGAGGCTGTATCATATCCTCTGGTGTGGCAAAGAACCTAGAATAGCTTGTCACGCCCTGGATGCCTTTCAGCTCCTTAGTAGTGGTCGTGACAGACGCTACAGCTTCATAGTCCTTGAGGAGAGTGTGTAGACGAGACCTGTTCTCATCGGAGCCGTCCAGACCAGGGAGATCCTCCCCGCCGATGATAGCGGAGAGGACCTGTTCCTGTGCTGTTGTCAGGAGGCGACTCTTCTCATACTCAGTAAGACCTGGAGCACTGTTGCTCGACAGGTTGTTGTATAGAAGATCAAACTCGTGAGAGAGCTCCTGTACCGTCATAGTCTACTTTTCTGCGTCCTTAATACTAGCCTTGAGAGTCAGGAGCTCCTCCTGATTCTGAGGACGCGAGAGATATGCTGATGCATTCTCCAGCGTTGGCTCCTCATCTACATTACAGATAGGCGTGTTGTCTAAGCGATAGAACTTACCACCCTTATTGAAGATGAGCTTGAGAGCTGCAGCCTTCTTGATGACCACCATCGAAGCGAGGTTCTCATTACCTGCTACCTCAATGAAGCGTTTAGGCGACTCCTGTGCAACCTTAGTCAGCTTGTTGAGGAGGAAGGACCTATCAACCCTAAGGGACAGTGCAGCGCCTGTGAGACGCTCCAGAACGGCACGCATGGTGTCGCGGTCGTCCCTAATGCCATTGAGGAGCATGATAGCGTTGATAGAGAGGTCTGCCTCTTCCTCAATGCGCTTAGCACGCTCATCCTCAAACGACAGGAGATACAGATGCTCAGAGTCGGGATTCTTCCTGTGTTCCTCAGCCGATGTAGCAATGATATGCTTGTTAGCTGCAAGGACCTTGTACTCGATATACCCTTCAGGCGTGCTGAGGTCAATAGACTTATCCTCAGCGTTGAGCTTGATAGAGTAGTTATCCCAGTAGTTGTTCACCCTGAGGTAGCTGGAGAGGGCATCCTTGGGGAGGCCCATCAGCTTAACGAGACATTCCTGCTCTTCCTCAGTCAGAACCTGCACGTAGGATCCATCGATCTTAACAGGTACACAGATAGTCACTGTCGCACCAGGAGCCCTACCGGAAGCGAGAACGTGGTTCTTGCTAGTTACCAGTGGGGTCTTCTTGGGGATCATCGTGACATTGACCCTCCTATCAGGTAGCGAGAACCCGCCCTCGTTCTTCACGAGGACGGACTCTTCGATGTTGGTTGATTTCTTTGCCATTTCTATTCTATGTATTCTTAGTTAGCCTTAGTCCCTGAGGATCGAGGGGATGAACGACATTACGCGCGAAGCATCACGGACACATACACCCATCGTAGCGGTGCGCGTGAACTGTACACTATCCTCGTCGTTAGCAGAGTGCTGGTAGGTACCACCACCATAAGCGCTCAGAGCGTGGCTCATCAGCGTGCCTGCAACATTGTACCTCGTCGTACCCACGATGACAGAGCGGTGTTCTTCTGCACCCTTAGGCTGTACAAGCTGGATGTTGGGGTTGTCCGTCGTACCGCAGTCGAAGAGGTCGAAGCGGTGAGAGAACGCCGTACCACCCTGGGGGTGAGAGATCTTGTTACGAACGATGTCATCGTACATGCTGTCGATGTCGAGAGTGATCGTCACGCCGTTAGGAGCGCGGTACTCAGTGAACTGGTAGCCTGCAGCCATAGCGTTGTCGTGATAAGGACTGTTCGTCCTCGTAACAGCGGGAGCGTTACCATCACCGATATAAGCCCAGCCCTTGACAGAGTCAGAGACAGCCTTGTGGAAGGCGATAGCACCATACTCACCGGTACGGAGGATATACTTACGTTCGCCGAACTCCTTGTTGTCGACAGAGAAGTCTACCAGTGCGCGTTCGAACATCTCGATGTTGAACTTCGTATAGTAGTGCTGGTTGCCGTAGGAGATCTGCTCGTAGAGACCTGCACCTGTCTTGATCTTGTTACCGGAAGCACCGAAGAGCGTGAACTCACCATTAGCACCCTTGGTGGAGCGACCATAGGCAAGCATGTTAGCCTTCATTTCGCGGAACTGGATTTCAGCAAGCCACTCGGTGTAGTGTACCCAAGCCTCCTTGATCTCAACCTTGTTGCCGTTGTCGGGATCGATGAAGGGATAGAGGAACATCATACCGCTGTTCTCCTTGACGAAACGCTCAGAAGCGACCTTGTAGTCGAGACGGATGTTCGTGAAGTTGTTACGCATCCTGTTAGCCTCACCGAAGCGGATACCGCCAACACTACGAGACATTTCACTCTCGATGATTGTGTGAGAGTAGCTGAACCTACGGCCTTCCAGAAGCTCCCTTGCAGGGATACCATTCTCATCACCGTTAGCGAGGACTACACGGTAGACAACCTGCGAGCCTTCGTTGACAGGGTGATCCTGGATGTGAAGAGGATAGACTTCGTTCTTCTCACCCATGATGATCTCACCCTTGAAGAAGTAGTCTTCGGGGAAGACCAGGTAGAAGGGAGAGAAGTTGCGACCGACGTTACCGTAGTTTTCGTCGATGATAGCACCGCTCTCGTCGCGAGCCTGGATCAGAGGGATATTGCGCCTATAGCCGCCGACGACGTCCCACTCGTAGTCATTGGTCGTTTCTACGTACTTGATGGGGAACTTGCGCAGGAAAGCCTCGAGGTTACTACCCTTTGAATTTCGTGACACAAGGTTAACCATAAAGTCCGCCAGAAGCTGGGGAGAGCGATAGCCGATGGATGCGAGGTGGTTCTCGGTCGTCAGACCAGTCCACCCAGAGGTCCTTGCTACCTGTAAGGGCTGGAGCCCATTCTGAATTAACTTACTCATATATTACTATCTGATTTTAACAGGGGTGCCATCTATCAGATGTGCGATGGGCCCACCACTGCTGACTAATTGCGAGTTACCACGCCTCTCTGGCGTGCGTAGCTTTGCTTCCAAGGCGGACATCTTTGAGGAGACCTCCTTCTGTACTGCCTTTTGGCCGATTTTAGACAGGTCCTTGAATCCATCCGTCAGAGCGAAGAGCACGCCTACATTGCGAGAGAATGACACAGGGTCACTCTGCATGGCGTACTCTAGTGCGGTGAGCGTCTGTCCAGTGGACTTATCCTTGTATGCTGGTTCTGTGAGAGCCTTATATGCGAGATCACGGATAGCGTTATCTACACCAAGCGTCTCATAGAAAGAGTTATCTTCTAACACAGCTGAACGGAGAGCCTGTGCGTGCATCTCGATCTGAGCCTGCTGTTCCTTAGCCTCGGCTTCGCGCTGAGCAAGGAGATTGTTATAAGACCTCACGTAGAAGTCCTTGCAATCTTGAAGTGCATCGACAGCGTCGGCTACATCTGTGCCGGCATTGATAGACTTTTCTACCTCGCGCTTTGCCCTTTTCTCAGAGAACCCCTTGTTGATGTACGACATGTAGATAAGCTCACGTCGGGTGGATTCAGCTTGCGCATCATTTTCCTTAGTGAGCTGGTCTTCGTCAATACTACTCAGGGTATCGATGATGTTAGAGTACTGCGTGTACTCATCGACAGTGACGTTTGCAGCCATAGCCTCCTCAAAACGCTTAACCTTATCGCCAGCGCGGTTAGCCGCTTCCTGGTCAATAAGGTCTGAGAGTTGGTCTGGGGTAAGCTCTCCGCCAATCTCCTTGGGGTCGATGAACTTGAGGACGTTTCCCTTTACGAGGTCCTGAGCAAACGCGGAGTACACGTCTCCGCCAAGGTTATCACCTTTGACTTCTTCCCCATGGATAGGTTCTACGCCTGGTTCTTCGGGCTGCGGTACAGCTGGTTCTTCGCCTTGCTTAGGTTCTTCCCGGGGCTCAGGTTCAGCATTGCCATCTTCGGGAGTCGGCTCGCTGAGCTCGCCTCTGAGGAAGATATCAGGAAGTCCTACTGGCCCACCTGAATTGACATCTGCTAGACCTTGGGGTTCTGCAGGCTCTTCGTACCTACCGTCCTCAAGACCAAATGAAGCAAGACTAAATTCTTCTGGATTCATGTTCTTTCTTTTAATATGTACTACGAGGCTCAGAAACGCGCTCTGTTAGCCTCGCGTGATAAAGATATATATTTCCTCACCTTTTTGCTGAGAAGCCTTTAGGCGGGCTGTGAGAGCCTCAGACGTGGTCTTAGAGTCTACAAGTCCACCGACGACCTTATTCTTACCTACGAGGATACAGCCAGATGTATGGTCCTTATTGTTTCCTGCGTGGATAAGGATACCGTCAAAGTCGGGGACATTGAGGAGACGAGGAAGCTCCTTGCCAAAGCGTGGGGACACATTGACGACGACCTTGTACTTGCCATAGGGGATGGCAGTCTCATGCATGACCTTACGCTCGCCATTGTCAAACTTACCATTCTCATTCAGGTCCCTGACCTTGTCCTCAAGCGTATCGCAGAAATACACACCATCGATGTATAGCTTACCGATAGTGTACGTCTCTTTGAGTGCTACTCTCTTTAGTTCAATCTTCATAAGCCTTAGGGTATCTGATCAGCGTTAGCATCGACATTCCTTGTCGCTTCCTTCACGAGGCTTGCCAGCTCGGCGATCTGAGCCTTGAGGTCTGAGATCTCTTCTCTCTGCCTGCTGATCTCCTCGCGCTGCTTCTCGATGCTCTCGCGCTGTTTCTCGTTTTCCTCAAGGAGAGCTATAAGCCTCCTCTTGTTGTCTTCGGAGAGTGTCTGATAGAATTCAAGGCTCTCCTTCATGTTAGCTACCTCGATCGCTCCTGTCTCCGCTTGGTACTTCTTCTTGGTGAAGATGAACGTCACAAAGGCACTGATAGTCGAGGTGACTATGCTGATAATACTGCTAACGATAAACTCATGCATCTTTAATTTACAATCTCAACGAACCTACTACCTTCCTCACTAATGTAGGGGTTCAAGTCCTTAACGTCAACGATGACCTCCGTGCTTCTCCTCTGGAACCAACGGATGAAGAAGATCTTCGATGGCTTGCGAATAAACCTGCGTGTATGTACTACGATGTGCTTCTTTGATAGCACCGACAGGTCCGTTCTTAGAGTATCTGGGTAGCGTAACGCCAACCTTAGCTTGTACCATTCATCTCCTAAGATAGTATCTACGGAGACTCCAGGGGCAAATATAGTATCGCGGAGAACCAAGGTATCCTTAGTGACGAATGAGGACCTGAACTCAGCGAGTGCCTTTAGATCCTTATCCTTAACCTTGAGTTCCTTCTTGGTCTTGAGGAGAGCGATGCTAATACTATCACCTCTCTGCTCAAGCTCGTCAATAGTCATCCTGTATAGCTTGCTTTGATTCTTCAGGCTATCTGATGCGGCTATCTCTGCGCGAAGATTTCCATACGCTCTCTCTTCCTCAATGCGAAGTCTCTGGTTCTCGTTCCTGAGGAAGGAGGCGTACCCTACCGCCGATAACGTGATAGCTATCAACAGTAGGGTTACGTTCACCTTCATAGTTTTATACCTGTGGTGCCTTAGCGAGTACGAAGAGGTGCTGCTTCTTCTTCGTTTCCTCAGGAAGAGCATTGTATTCCTCAATACTATTGAGGTAAGTGATCTCCTTCTCCGACTCAAGCTGAGTGATCTTAGCCTGCAGCTGCTGGATCGTAGACTCAAGGGTAGCAATCTTACCAGCGTTCTCGTCAGCCTTACCCTTAGCCTGGGTAATCGTCTGACTATGCTGTGTTACCGTACCCTCGATAGTCTGGAGCTTCAGATTCTGTGCGTCGACAGCCTGCTTGCTGGCTTCTACGGCTGCAGGGTCAGCGATCTCCCTCCACTTACCGGTGGTAGCATCTACTGAGTTAGATGACTGGAAGACGTAGTGCTTCTTCGTCTCCTTACAGAAGGACATGTGACCTTCGTCGATGGTGTCAACGACAGCCTTCATGTCTGAGAGAGTAGCGAACTGGTCGCGCTCAAAGTTGGGGAGATCCCCTTCATAGCCAAAGGTGATGGCTACGTTCTTGAAATTACTTGCCATGTATATTACTTAACAAAAGTGAATGGAATTTCCTGACGCTTACGCGTAGAGCCGAATGGTGCGGCGATAGTGTAGACGAGGTAGTCAACACCATCAATGCTTACCGTGGTCTCATCGAAGTTCTCCCTGATATCATCATTCGAACCATCGATGATCTTGGTGACAGCACCCAGACTCTTGGGATATGCATAAGAGAACTTTGAGTTCTCGTTAGACACTACAGTGATCTGCTTGAACACCTCTGCAGGTGAGGAAGCCACAGTAGCCGTAAGAGCCTTGATGTCAGCTGCAGTAATAGGATGACCCTCCTCACCGATACCACTCCTATGAGGGTACTTACCGAGGTAAGTGGTGTAGGTCTCTGCTACGGGCCTCTTCTTCGTACCTACGACCCTGTAACCGGGCTTAGCTGGCCTGGTGACAGTCCACTCGCCATACTGAGGGTTATCCTGCCTTACACCATCGATAAGCGTGTAGGTGACATTGCGCTGACGCTCACCGACTACAGGCTGGATAGTGACGATGACATCCTCGAAGGCGTTGTTATCGTACTGGTCAGGTCCGTTAGGTCCTGGCTGTACAGCCTCCTTCTCTACCACAACCTGCGTAGTCACCACAGGACGCTTCTTAGCACCACGCCTGCGCATTTCTGCTACACCTGGGGTATGGACATCACTCTTCGTACGCTTGGTCCCTGTGGGCTTGCCATTGCGGTACAGCTCTTCCTCAATGAGGACACGCTTGCCGAGGACTGCGGTGCGCACGACACTTGATTCATCAGCATACAGCGTAGGATCGGTAGCCGTGTCCCACTCTACAGGGAGAGGAGCATCAAAGGTCGTCTTAGCGGGGAGCTCACGCCATTCCTGCACGACATTCTTGGAGATGAGGAAGCTAGTACCATTGTTGTTGGAGATCTTGATGGTATCATCATCGACCCACTCACCAGAGACAGCATAGACATCCTGCTTACGCTCAAGCTCTGCCTGCTTAGCCTTGACAGCCTTCAACTCGTTAGTCAGGTCCTCAATGGTCTTGAGGAGAGAAGAAGGATTGAAGATCGTATCCTTGTCTTCCTTGTTCTCAAGGACCCTCACCCTACGTTCGAGAGCCTCAACATCGCCATTACCAACAGTGAGAGGTACACGGATCACCTCATCAAGTGAGCCATCAGCATCAATCTCAGGACTGAGACCTACACGCATCACAAGCTCACCACCTTCATAGACTGCGCTCTTGAGGCTCCTATCTGTACCACCCTGCTTCTGGCAGATACCTGAGGCACTACCAAACTGCTCGAGCTTATGCACGAGCTGGCCATTCTTCATGTAGCTCACCTTCATGAACTCGCGGAACGTGCCGGGAGCGTCATCGTTAGGCACAAGGTATATCACTCCTTCCTCAGCCATCTCAGGTGCGCCAAGGAATGCCCTGGTCTTCACCTCGTACCTGAAGAGCCCATCGATCTTCGTCTGAAGAGCGTGGAGCTTACCGCGGTCATCGATGAACTCGGTGATGAGGTTCTGACCCTGCATCCTGATGTTGTAGGGCTTGTAGAATGTATCCTTGTTTGCGCCGATGGGAGACCAGTGCTTGGGATTGGTGATCTCCTTACAGCCATCGCTGCAGGAGCCGGTGTACTGCCTCGTGATAACCTGACCTGCACCATCTACCGTAGTGATGACGAGCCCGCGACGACGAACGCCACGAGGGATCTGCCTAAGGGTATCCTTGAGACAGCCTCGCCAAGGGAGATAGATATGGTTGGCCATGGTGAGCACATGGTCAAGACGCTTGCCGGTGTACCCATCAAAGACAGCCTGCATGACGGTCTGAGGATAGACGGCTCTCTTACTCTCCATGGAGCAAGGTGTTTGATCGATGCGCCTGTAAAGCTGTTCGACGTGGACCTTCTTAGGCTCACGCTCAGGTCGCTTATATACCTCCTTGTTACATCCGCAACTCATATTCTATAAATGATCTGGTTCTTCTTCCTCCTCAGTGCATACGATGTATTCTCCAAGGTGCTTAGTGTCATTACCGATGTAGACTCTCCATCCCTTCCTTATGAGCTGATCAACCATGTAACCAGTCATGTAGGCTTCCCACTTCTCAGGGATCCTGAGGGTGAAGGAAGAGCCAAGAAGGAAGAGTTCATCCTCCTTACCATTGACGTAGAGAGACTGATCCCTCATGTTGTTGAGGAGATAGACCACAGACTCTCTGTCAAGAGACTCAAGATTCCAATCTGGGTTGTTGGTCGTAGCCCAGTCAGTGACAGTACCTGCGAAGTTGTAGTCCCTATTACCGAGATTCCTAAGCCTCAGACTCTGTATCTGGCTCCTCAGGCCGCGATAGCCAGGCCAGTTAACCTGACCAGGAGGACAGTGGAAGGCCTGGTACAGCTGAGCATCGGTGTAAAGATAAGTACAATCGATGATCGGTTCGATGACAGCCACGTGAGAGTACTTACACATATAGGAGATACCACCGGTGGGATTTACTGACCAGCGCTTCTTGTCCTTGTCGTAGTCATCCATACCTGGGTACCACACGGAGAACGCCACAGGATCAACCCTACGAAATCCGCGCTCATCATAGAGTACTGGGTCTTTGATCGTGATCTTACCATAGTCACCGAAGGAGCCGTGACCTACCATCTCAGGAGCAAAACCATCCTCCTCAGCATTGAAGACCCTGTTGAAGACCTGCTCAGCGAAAGCGCCAGAGAAGTCTCGGCAGTGCCTGAAGTTAGCCTTGAGGAAGAACTCATCATAGCTCTTCTGGTTGAGGTAGGAGAACTTGAAACAGTCTGCGATGGTGGTAGGCACGAGACCGAAGAAAGGATAGTCAGCTGACGCATACTTCTTACCCTCATAGCCAATCTTGAGCTTACAAGGAGAGAAGTACACCTCATTCTTCATTCGCTCAGGATCAGTGGTAGTACCACGTACACCCTTGAACATCGCATGACAGTTGTTGATATGCCCTGACTTGAACGTGATACTGGGGTTCACCTTAGAGCAGGCGAAGGCAGCCCTGGCAGAGATACCATCAAAGACTGATGTTGCTGGCCCTGGGTCCGCCTGAATGGTCATCTTCAGCTCTTCCACCTCTGCAGGCATGTGGTTGCCTACATTCTCAAACTCATTCACACTAAGACCACCAAAGTGCATACCTTCATTGCCGAGGAGATTCTCGATATTCCCAGCGATAGGGTACTTAGCGAGAACGTCCTTGAGGAGGAGAAGGATCTTCTTAGAGTGCTCATTGCGAGGAAGAGCATACATCAACCTCAGCCATCCGCCGAACAGCGGATCATGGTCAGTGACAAAGTTCGTCTCTGGGTCAATGCAACGATAAAAGGCTAGCTGTGGAGCATTCTTCAACTCATAGAAGAGTGGGATCCTCGTCTCCGTATCTTCATCGCCTCTCCTCAGCTTCATATTGAAGTGGCAGAGATGATACTTGATTGCAGGATAGCTATACCTACCATTCTCGAAGCTGTCGAAGATCTCCTTTGTGACTAGGCTTGAGGAGACAGCTGCATCGATGATGTTAAACATCAGCGCAACGCCAAGGTCAATCTCCCTATGGTAGACGTGCTCACCGCAGGAGTACATATCAAGGACGAGGTTCTCCCAGGGGTTGCCCTTGTAGTCATACCTTGTCATCTCCCCAGCCTTAGAGATACCATCATAGAGGATCAGTGGGTCTACCTTCCTCAGCTCCGGCACACTGCGAAAGATGAGGTTGGGCATATTAGCCACAACCTCCTCAGATGAAGAACTGCCAATGACAGTACCGTCAGCCACAGTGATACCGCTGCTAGACCTCAAGAGATTCTTGGTAAGAGCCTTGAGGGACTCTATTATGTTTTCTTTAGATATCATAGCAAACTATTAAAGGTTATCACTATATCCTTCATCGTGAACATCCTTGACAAGTACACTCACGCGCTGGTCTCCATTGGGTAGAACTAGCGTGTACTGCACAAAGGCAAACATGCCATTCTCATCTGGCGTATCACCATAGAAGTGGTATGCTGATGGGAAGCGGAACTCTTGTGTCGTGTACTCTGTAGCCCCGGATGTGTCGATACCCATCTTTGCGCCGAGAGTCTTGAGGTAAGAGACAACTTCATTCTTCGGCTTATCGCTATGACTAAAGTCTGAATTGCGGAGCTTATATGATGCTTCATCCCTCTTCTTTAGATCGGCATTAGACATAAAGACGAAGTGAGTAGACACAGGAGCCGCGCCGTTAGACTTGATAGCACATGAAACTTCATAGGCCCCACTCGGACCATAGCTGTACAACCCAATCGCATTGCTATAGCTATTAGAATTGATGCGACCACGAATATCCTCTACAACAGCCTTAGGCTGTAGGTTAGAGTCGTACTGCAGGAGCGCGAACCTAGGGTAGAGGCTATCCACGCCCCCAGGGATATTAGCCTTCTTCCTGTAGTCCTCTGCATTGACGGTAAGCTCAAGGAAGCTCTTACCACTCGTGGAGAGAACCTTGATCCAACTAGATGGAGTACCCTTGACGGGTTTGGCTGAGCTACCACCGTTCTGCATATCCATCCAGACGTACTCACCAACGCGTGGTGTCCACTCTGGCTGACCTTCCCTACTGTCATCCACTTTTGTCTTGCTGACCACTTGCCCATTAAGGGGTGATCCTGGCTTGACGATTCGGCAGATCCTATATTTGATTTTTGCCATACTTAGAATTACGATTAGTATTACGACTGCTACTGCGATCTGAAACGCGAGCTCCATCATGCATGGAATTTGATAAAGCCATACCTCCATCCATCTTCATCCGTCCTCAGGAGCTTAGTAGCTGTGTAGGTGGAGAAGGTGGGGCGCACTTCAACGGTAGCACTACCAGAGAAGGACGAGCCATCAAGGAACTCAATGGTGTACGTGACTTCCTGTGTTGGATAACCTGACGCGTTGGTGTTAGGCATCATGAGGTCTCCCCAGTTAGCTTCCCTGGAGAGGATAGCTGAGTTAGCACGCCCATAAGGAAGAGGAGCGGATGACTGGACGAACTTCTCGACCATAGCTGGGCTGTTGAGAGACAGGTCACCAATCCTGTTAAGCTGATCTGGTGCTACCCTCCTAGCCGTGATAGCTGAGAAGTCCCTATCTCCAGTACCGCTAGGGATGAATACATTCGTCCTGCGTTCATCACGAGCTGCGTTGTTGAGGATCTGTCCCCATACGAACTCGTCGATGTGGAGTCTCCTGCCAGCTGAGCCATAGAGATCGAAGTTACCGATCGTCTTGTTGTCAGGGAAGTCATAGGTCTCTCTCTCGAGGTAAGGCCTGTAGTCAAACCTGAAGGAGCTCTCAAAGTCACCACACCTGATCTTCAGCCTACTGACATTGCTCTTCAGCTTGTTGAAGGTCTCATCAGTGATGTCGAGGTAAGAGCCGAGCTGAGGACGTACGACAGCGTTATTCATGCCGTCATTAGTCGCCTCAGCCTGCGCGACAAGGTGAACACCTACGCCGATGTGACCACTGTACATCTCCTCAGAGATAAGGCTCTTGATAGCCTCCTTGTCGGTAGTAACAGCTCCACCGCCACCACCGCCGCCTTCATTCTCGTCGGCGTTGCGGTAGTTTACAACAAGGCCATGGAGAGGATGTCCTGGCTTGTTGATCCTGCAAATTCTAATTCTTGACATACTTGACAAATGGGTAGTTAGACGTTCTTGCGGACAGTTCTCTTACGATAGCGTCCTTCTCTACGACACTGCAGAGCACATCGCTATCCCTGTTGATAGGACCGAGGGTATGCACGCGCTTGTAGACGAGCGTAGTGCGACCATCCCTCACTACCTCACAGAGGGAGTACGTAGCGAGCTCTAGGCGTGCATACTTGTCGAGGAGTGCATCGATAGTCTTCTCATCGTACCTACGTGTCTCGCCCTTCCTCAGGAGTACTGAGAGGACACCACGAGTACCGTTGGGGACAACGTCCTCTACGAACTGCACCACATCCACGTAGTCGACAGGAATCTCATCCTGAATGATAGGACTTACGAACTCTTCAGGACCACACCTCTCATCAGGCTTATCGCGTTCAGGCATCCTAGTTACAGACAGGATCTTGCCAAAGTCCTTTCTCTTTCCGTTGCCTTCCTCACAGACCTGATATGCGTAGATCCCCTCTGGTAGCCCAGCGTGATATGACGCAAGGTTGTAGTCTGCGCGGTTGAGGAAGACGAACGTACATGAGGGCTGTGAAGGTTGCTCTGGTTCTGGTTGAGGAGGGTTAGGAGTAGGATCCGGCTGTGGCGTAGGAGGCTTAGGCGTAGGATCAGGGGTAGGGCTAGGCTCTGGGGCTGGTACTACACCACCACCGCTGGTGAAGGTGTATAGCCATTCCCACGTCTGCTTGTTGTCGTAAGAGACGTAGAGCTTATTATCCTCTACCTTGAATTTAGGCGTGATACCAGGGGCACCATCCTTACCATTAGCGCCGTTAGAGCCGTTGATACCATCACGACCATCACGACCGGGCCTGCCATCTACACCATCCCTACCAGGACGACCTTCTGCGCCATCACGACCGGGGAGACCCTGTGGACCACGAGCGCCATCAGCACCTCTCTCACCGGGATCACCCTTATCGCCCTTCCTCACTGCATCGATGTACTTGGGATCACCTTCGACATCGACACAGATCTGGTCCATACGGAAGACCTTGATGACGACGTTCTCGCCAACACGGATCTTACCATTCTTGAAAGCACCACCGCTGGTGAGGTCAAGGACAGTGTTACTAGGGATGTTGATCGTCTGTCCATCAAGATCGTAGGTATAGCGAACATCGTAGATGGTGTTCTCCTTATCGATCATGTGCTGCTCGAGGAGGTTGGTCTTGTCGACTATGTTCTTCCTCATGTAGACATACCCATACCCGAGATACTCGGTCTCTGAAGCCTTGCGGTCAGCGAAGGACAGCTCGTTCTTATCGTTGAACTTCAGGTCCTCACTGTTAGGAAGGATGCCAGTAGTACGGATGCCAATGAGGTAAGCGATGACCTCAGGAGAGAGATCCTCAATACCGATGTTACCCTTTGCATACTGCACTGCCTCCTCAAGCATACACCTCGTGACATAGGTCTGTGAGATCACATGACCCTCACTGTCGGCGATAGCCCTATCAGCGATGATCTCCTCGATGGGAGCACCGAAATACTCGGTAGGCTCAGAAATGATGTATCCCTGCCCGGAGATGAAGTCCTGGAAGGGATTAGTGCTTGATGCTTCCCAGAAGCCATCGATACGGCACTTGTACATCGTGGAGGTGACGAGCGTCTCACCCACGAAGGCGTGATCACCTACCCTTGGACGACGGACAGCTGCCTCAAGCTCACGCTTGGTACCGAAGAGCCCCTTGAAGGAACTTGATCCTGAGGAGAGCCATTCCCAGTTACCCACATTCTTAACATCCTCAGATCGCGTCGACGCACCGATATACCTCACCACTTCCCACAGACCTGAGTCCATATCGAAGTATGAGTAGACAGATCCCGCCGTCTTGAACGAGGGGATCTGCTTCTTGTCGACGTAATCCATCAGAGCTTCGATAGTCCGTACGCTAGGAGGCACAGAGTGGTAGGTTGACTGATCCACAGAGAGGAGGTCCGCTACCGTGGCCAGAACATTGACGTTGCCCTGCACGATAGGAATCTTCTCATCTCCTCGGAGTGGGGCGGACTCTGGGAAGTCCGTATCCCTCCTACCTGTAAGGGAGGTCATCTTATCCCTTAACTCGAAAATGTTACTCATATATTAACTACTTCTTTTTACCAGATACCACCTTGGCACTGGCTGCCTTTGCAGCTTGCTCCTGGATCTCCAGTTGTCGCTGCTTGTATTTGTTGTTCGCTTCCAGCTTCTCCTTCTCGAGCTTCATCTTCTCATCGAACTGCCTATCGGACTGTTCAAGAGTCTTCTGCTCTTCCTCAGAGAATACGTCATCGTCGATACGGAAGATCGTCTGACCGAAGCCGAACGCTTCCTTCATCTTAGCAATCTCAAGCTGGGCGTCCACTTCACGTTGACTAATTCGGTCCTTGAGATCGAGCTCAGCCATCTTGAGCTGCATTTGCTGTTCTGCAGCCTGTTGTTCAGCTTGCTGTTGAGCCTGTGCCTGCTCAGCCTGACGCTGACGCATAGCCTGCTCACCTTGCTCAATGATGCTTGCCTTCTCAGATATTGAGGTAGACTGGTAGAGTTTGATGATAGCAGAGAAGTCAATGGCCTGATTTTGGAGAGCGGCCTGAGCCAGCATATCCAGCTTCTGATTGATCTCCATCGTCCCACGAGAAGAATCAATAGTGATACCATAGTCGCACTCTGCAAACTCTTCTCCTCCAACAGACATGATCTGCCTAGACTGGTCTGGGAGGATGTACTCGAACTTCTTTGATCCATAGCGTAGTGAAATCTTTGCCACCTCGAGGAAGCATTCTAGCGCGCGCTTCTTGACATCCTCATGGATAGTGAAGATCCACTCGGTGATATACGATGACTGCAGCGTGGCGCGCTCGACACCTCCTACAGTCTCCCTATTGTAGATCTGACCTTCTCGCTGCCTAGAGATACCTGCCACATCGGACATCTCCTCCTTGATAGAGGCTAGAAGCTGGACGTGGTTCATGATAGATGAGGAGAGATCAAGGTCGATAGAGGCAGCTACGTTGTTGTTCAGCGCGCCGGCTAGCTTACCCTTAGCTACACCAACCTTCCCTTCCTCAAATGAATTGGTCACGACCATCTTCATCTTCCTCAGGATAGACCACCACTTCTCGTACTTCATCTCGGCTGGGAGCTTAGCCATATCCAGCTGGACTACCTTACCGATATTGTCGTAGATGATCTTATTGAGCTTGTCATGCACAAGGTTGTACATGTAGCTATAAGGCTTCATCATATCGACGAGGGAGTAGGGCTTGTCCTCGCTGAGGTTGTAGATACTACCTACTATACCGAAGTGGCACTTAGAAGGATTAGACAGCCTGTTGAACTGGATCTTCCTGGGACCGAGATTAGCGTAGATGTCGTCTCCGATGAGGACACCTTCCCAGGCCTCGTTGATATACATGATCTTCGCGGTCTCACCTGCGAGCTCGTCCACCTTGTAGTCACTGGGCATGAGGGTAGACACCTCAGCACCGGTCATAGGGTCGATAGAGGTGATCTTCTTCACCTGCCTGATGGACTTCCAGTAGACCTGCATGACACGCACGTTGCCTTCAAAGTCGTATGGTGTCAATGAGGAAGCCACAGTAGACCCATTATAGATAGCTGTGTCGTTTGGCCCAGAGTAATGGATACCAAAACGACCGAACATCTCTGCGACGGTGAAGTTATCTCCTTCACCACCTATAAGTCCTGAGGAAGAGCCAGAGTGTATCTTATCAATCTCTTCCCTTGACAGGCTATCTCCATAGATATCTAGGATGCGTGAAGGGGACCAGTAGTCTTCCACCACGACGATGTCAGCATCCTCAATACTACCCGATGAGCCAGACTTGAAGACTCGCACCTTCATAGGATCGAGACGTTCGATAGTAGGCTCACCAGCTACGATGTCACACCTATAGATCTCCTCGCCTACGATGAGCGCATCAAGGAACCCCTTGTTGAACATCAGTGGTAGTGAGAGCTCAGAAGAGTAGTGCTTGAGGAAGGCATTACCACGGATCTCACGCAGGTCTTGCCACTTATAGGCGTACCTATGCTGTATCTCGTTAAAAGCCTCCTTGAGTTCAGCCTCATCAGTGATACCTGATTCCATGACAGCCATGATGTTCTCCATCACCTGCTGCTTCTTCATCTCCTCCATGTCTGACACCGCGGTAGGGTTTGTCACGATGACGCGATAATCAAATGGCCTACGCGACTCTTCACCAAGGAGGACGTTGATCTTAGAGTTGATGATGGGGAAGTGCTGAATCTTACCAGGCGCATCGGAATCAGCGAAGCCATAAGGGTTGAAGAAGGACGCCATGTCCTCCTCATGGATGATGCCATTCATGAGATCATAGTTGATCTTCTTCCTTGCGATGCTGTGTCTTACGGACGATGAGGAAACCACAGAGGATGTACCCTTCGCCCAGTCCACGCACTGGATACACCAGTCACGTGTCTTCTTGCTATTAGGGAGATTCTGTTGAGGAAATCCACCCTTTTGTTTCTTTTCGTTCATACTAACCCTGATAGACTATTTAGGCTTAAAGATAAGGGCTGCTCTTACCGCCACGCAGATTGCGATCAAAGAAGCTCATCTTCTCATTGACCTCTTCTTGCTTCTCCTCATCGTGCTCTTGGAAGTTGATGAGCATCGACTCACGGTACAACATCAGGATACCCATAGCTGACACGCGGTCGAAGTTACCTATGTCGTTCCAGGCTATCAGCTCCTGAAGAAGAGCACGATTCTTTATCCTGCATAGGTTGGGTATCTCATAATCATAGATCTCACCCTCGTCTGTCTGCCTTGTTACACTCACAGGCATCACTAGCCACTCAGCCAGCTTCTTCCTAGCGTAGGCATTGATACCGGCAGTAGCTGTTACACCCTTAGCAGCGTTACCGATAGGCCTAGCCTTGAGGAGGTCCCTGTCACGTAGGAACTCTAGGGTATCCTCAAGGAGGTGTGTGAGGTTGTACCTTGAGCAGTAAGCAAAGAGACCCTTCTTGTTATTCTCATAGCAGATACGGCAGTCGTAGAGAATGGCTATATCACAACACGTGCGGTAGAAGTCATCCGAGAAGCTAGGCCTGCCGGTGTACTCACATACGATCTCATCAGTGAAGAGGTCCAAGACGAAGAACGATCCTAAGGATGAGGTATCCGCCTGGTCGTTGTCGTATGGGTCCATACCAGCGATGTACCTACCTTGCTGCACCTTGCCATCAGCATCCTTCTCTGGCATAGCGAAGATCTCGACATGCCCTGCAGACTTATTGTCTGGCAGTGGGAAGTTACGGATGGGCAGGTCACTGACAGGATGCACACTCACGTCATAGCCCTTGCGCGATAGCTCACAGGAGATGACACCTGCGTAGAAGGAGGGATCATTGTCTATCTCAGCCAGCCTCTCTCTCAGCGCATGTGATGGGAAGTAGCTAGCCTTGACCTGCAGTATAGCCTCCTGAGGAACGATAGGCATTTCCGCTATCCTTCGTATCAGCGTGTCCTGATTGGTCGTGCTATACTTGATGCGGTACCTGTCCATGAGGATCTCATAGAGAGCGAGAGTCACGTCAGATACGCCATCCTTATTGTAGCACCCCTTACGATTGACGTATGCTGGGAAGAAGAAGCAGAAGCGATCCTTGGTCCCACCAGTGGCCTTGTCATATACGTTAGGCACGTTGTAGACCTTGTAGGCCACAGGGTGGTACATGATCTCCTGTGCTGAGGAGAACTCAGACGCATCAGAACCAGCCGTACCTACACCATAGATAAGCGCGAAGGTCACGCCACCTTCCTCAACAGAGTACATGATGGTGTTGTACAGGTCGATGAGGGAGGGGAACGAGCCGAACTCCTCGATGAAGATCCAACCACGCTTACCACGCGCCTTAGAGTCATCGTCCTTGACAGGCAGCCCCATGACCACGTTGTTCTTCCCTTCGACAGCACCAGTATGAGGATTGACGTATGCACATCGCCACATCATATCGCTCATGCTGTTCCTCACGAGACTATTGGGCCACTCGGTATGAGACCTAGCGAAGTTCATCATAGGCTCAAACTTAGAGAGCGTACCGTCCTTGTCTTGTAGGTACTCCTTGATATAGCCGAGGAGAACACTAGTCACGCGCTTCTGCACCTTCTTTGACTCACCGACGAGGAGACGCTTAGCCATGAGTGAGGCCAGAGAGTAGGACTTACCTGCACCACGACGAGCTAGTTCAAAGGCATGATTACCACCCTGGAAGGCGTTATACATACCTCCATTACGCGCTTGGTGTAGGTAGTGGTATCTCCAGTACACACCCTCCCACATCTCAGGGAACGCCTCTACGCGGTCAGCAACACCAGGCTGGTCCTCTCTGATCCTAGAGACCATGATGGGGCTGTAGTTGAGGTAGTAGTACAGGTCGCCTGTTATCCACTCACCATCAGACTCTCGCACGTAGCCATCGAGGACTCTTCTTGTCTCCTCACGAAGCCACTGCCCGAAGGGGGATGATGGGTTGGTGTTAGGCTTGAGCTTGGTGTAACAGCCATGCTTCTCGAAGTGTATAGCTGCAGGCCTGAAGTAGTCCATATCCTCAATAATATGAGGATGGGCTATGTCTACTATGATACGACCGCGCTCGTCACGTGGGAGGTCCTTAGCACGCTTACGGTGTGGGCTTATGAGGTGCTGGATGAAGGGGACGGACTGAATGAAGTCATCCATCTGTTCCTTCACCTCCTCAGGCATGTCAGGTGTGAGGACCTCTAGCGGTGTCTGATATTCATTAAGCTCAATCGTCATCGTCGCTAAAGTCAAAGGCATCCTCACCCACAGCCTTCCTCATGCTACCTCGGATAGCGGAGCTCTCCTCAATATCAGAGTTCATGGTCTTCTCTACCTCGTTAAGGGTAGACACCAAGGCTGGTAGCTGCTTGATGGTGTTAGTGATAGTATTGGGCTGATAGAGGGGCTTGCCCTTATCGTCCACAGCGCGGAAGTCGATCTCCTCTAGGAACGCCGACAGTTTGTTTATGAGTCCTCTTGTGCTATCCAGTAGCTTAGCTGATACGGGCTTGAATGACTCATAGAATGTGATAGCCTCTGTAACGAGAGGGGATGGGGCCCATCCGGACTCCATCCCTAAGCCCTCAACTATCATCTTTGTCCTTTCCTCAGGATCATTGTACATCTGGTACTCTGACCTGGGGTCTGCAAAGAAGTATATGAAAGCCAGCTCCAGCTGCGCCGTGACCTTATTCTTGGACTTATCTCTTTTCCAGATATCGGCGAACGGCTTGAGGAGGTAGGCTTCCTCGGAGATCACTATGTCAAGCCCTTCTTTCTTGAAGAGCTTAATCATGGCATGATGATTTCATTCTTAGGAAGGATGAGGCTAGACTTCTTCTCCTCCTGCGAGGTAATCTCTACTTCCTGAATCTCTGCATCAGCTACACCATAGAGGTCGCCCTCAGATACGATGAGACACTCTACACCGCCAATCTCGAGGGCTGGCAGTTCGATGTGTGCTTGCTCACCTTCACCGCGGAAGTGCCTCATGATATTCACAAGGACGATATCCCCGGGCTCACAGGTTCTGACACTCGTACCCACATAGATGACACGCATAGGCGTGATCTTAGGGTCGAGGTACTTCATGAGGATCTTGCTGTCCTTGAACTTTGAGTCAGCGAGGACATCCACATCTACAGGTGAGACGACAACATGGTTGAATGAGGGCTTAAAGCTCTTGAGGAGTAGGCCCTTCATCTTGGTCTTCATTTCTTTCATTCTTCTTATTTCTAAATGCGCCCAGACCGTGGATATTCACAGCCTTAGGGCTTCGTTCTTTGATTATGTCTTTAACCGCGGCCCAGTACCCATTGTATATGGCTTCTACCTCATGAGGAGAGAGTCCATAGGTCTTAGCTACCGCGATGTAATGGTCTCGTAACGCCTTGCTTAGCGTCTTGCTATTCAAGATCATGATACGAAGATACTACATTCTACTTCTTAATAGGCTCATACCGCTTCTCTGCGGCGGCCTTACGCTTCTGGTGATAGTAGTCAAACGCTTCCTTCCTTATCTCGTCTCTGATGGACTCATTCTCGCCACCTCGCTTAGTAGCGGTTGAGGAGAGATAGCTATCGAAGACCTGCTCGAACCTCTTATACTCAGGTGACTTAGGGTTGTTACCTGCGTGCTTCTCAGCGTATGCCTGCCTGAGGGTATGCATATAGACTGGGTACCTGTCATCACCTGGGTAGTATGCAGCCATGTTCATCATGGGGTCCTTGTTGTAGCCACGCTCCTTTGATGGGTTGTAGAATATCTCTGCAGGTGTCTGGTCGAGTGCAGCCTTCTCCAGCTTACCTTCCTTATAGAGCTTAGCTGCTTCAGCTTCGGCTGAGTTAACAGCCATGTAAGAGTTAGGTACACCCTCCATGCCGCGCATCTTAGCTCTGACGAAGAGATCTGCCATCATACGGCCACGCGTATCCTTGCCATAGACCTTGTTGACATCCTGGTCTCCTTCTACCGTTATCATGCTAGCCGCCTTCTTGACCGGGTTAAGAGGATTCTCTTTGACCCCAAGAGCCCCCTTCATCGTGCGGACAATACCATCCATACCCTTCTGGTACTTTGTCGCTGTCTCATCGGAGGCGACAAGGCCTACCAGCCCCTTGGCCGCCTTGCCAGGTAGAGAGCTCGCACCATCAAACATTGAGGCGGTGCCGTGTATGAACTCACCAGCTGTACCAAGAACATTGTTGCCAACACCACTAGGATTGATGAGACCTGCATGGCTTCCTATCCTATAGCCAGGTATATCATCACCCACTTCGCCAGTGTTATACCTAGGCAGTTTTTCAGGATCGTACTTCCCATGTAGTGCGGCGTTAGAGGCTATAGCTGAAATCCCCACATCAGCAGCTGTAGCCAAAGGGCCAGCCCACTTCATGAACTTAGAGTACTTTGCGAACTTAGCCAGCTTAGCGCCACCCTTGAGGGCCTTAGCTCCTACGATGACAGACTCAGCATTAGCTGCCTTGCCAAGCCAAGAACCAGACTTCTCAGCCTTCGCTATGGCTTGTGTGACTCGCTCACCGACAGGAACTATTACTTCCTTCCTCATGACCCTATCGGCAATGTTCCTCCCAACGGCTGCAGCACCATAGCCAGCTCTCACGATAGGCTTAACGAGTGTCTTACCACCAGAGTAGGCAGCGTTGACACCTACCCTACCGGTGATAGCGGCTAGTGTAGCACCTATTGATCCTATAGCACCAGCATTAGCCAGCTTAGAGACGATGTTTCCGGTGTCACCATCGTTAGCCACGTTGTTAGGCTGGCTTATGTACTCGCCAAACCCAGTAGTATTGACAGAGCCATTACCACTACTATAGAACCGCTTGACCTTGGTAGAGTCAGCGGCACCACGTAGAGGTACTGATATTTGTGGTTGATTATCTTTTGCCATATATGTACGTACTATGTTATGCCACAAAGGTAAGGCATAACTATATGGCCTGAGGAAAGAGGACATTGTGGTGGCATATAAAAGGCGACGCCCACCCTATGGAAAGGTGAGCGTCATTGCGAGGTCTCGGTGTCATCGTCCGACCTCTACTCGAAGGTAGCCTGATATACCTTCGTATTGGCAGGGGATCTTAGGCAGGTCTTTGGTGTCCCCCATTTGTGAGTAATAAAGTGTACCGAACGGATCACTGAATCGCCGCCATCTCACACCACTATCCGCTTGACCGACCTATCAGTTGCGGACCAGCGCCTTCGGGGATAGGGCCCTACAAGCGCAATGTGTTGCTGTCTTCCTCATGAGGAAAGAGCAGTGATAAGACCTGACCGTAGGGAATCAAACCCTATCCTCGTCAGGAGTACCTACAGTACCAGTCAGTAGTAGGGTATGGGGGAATCGAACCACCGCGGCACCGCCACCCGACAAAGTCAGGCCCAAGCCTTTGGATCACACCCTAACGCCCCGAGGGGCCAGAGATAAAAGATAAGATACGATGCAGAAAGGTCGCCACCCTTCACCGCAAAGGTATATATAATCCCCAACCTACCAAAACACCATTCGCCACTCTCCCGAGTAGCGCACAGCTGATAGACAAACTTGAAATGGAAATTATGGGGCTAACCCCACAACCCAAGAATAACGATAAGATTTATTACACAGCAAAGATACTACCTCTCCCTCAAATCCCCAAAAGCAATACGCACCACCTTCCCAGGCAGTGCGTACCAAAATCAAGCTACACTTGATTAGCCAATTAACCTATTATATCCACGACGCAAAGGTACAAAAGATATGCGCACCACCCATGAGAGTGATGCGCAGACCCAGTTTAACAACTAACCTAAATAGTATGGGAGACTCAACAATGCAAAGATACACCTTTATACGAGAACATGCACCACCCCGAGGAGCAGTGCATGTAACCCTAACTAAACAATCAATATGAAGCCAATTACCTACCGCCACAAAGATAATACATATCAAAGAAGTATGCATCACCCCATTTAGAGATGATGCATACAAACAATGGCACACACGAGGGGAAGACTCCCCTACCGCAAAGATATGCATAAAAGCGATACGCGCTATCCTCACAGACAACGCGTACCATATCAAACTATAAACCAATGGAAATATGATGTGCTGGGAAAAAGCTCAAAACCCAGCAACACAAAGGTACACATAAAACAAATACGCGCTACCCATCCCGGGCAACGCGTATCTAGCCGATAAATACCAAACAGTTATGTCGAAACTTCTCACACTAAAGATACATACTTCTTCCTCCTCAACCAAAATACTCAGGATAACCTACACCCTCCTCAACCAAAATACCCACACCAACCCCACCCTATCCACCTTGCACACACCGCTAAGTCCGGCACCGACACAGCACACACACAGGACCGCAAACCACATCTACTATCCCTTACTTAACCAGAATACACAATCCCTTCCTCAACCACAACACTCATGCCAACCACACAGATGGTCACCATACCAGTGCTAAAAAAATATACCCCAAAAATTTTTCAAGATCTACTCGGTTTATTCTCGCTGTGTCCTCCCGTTTCGGACCCCCTCCGGCATTTAGCTCCGGTGTTGGTACCCCCGGGTGTAGGAATCATCCCTTGTCAGGGAGCGATGGGTACCACGACGATGTGGGCGCCCCACCGCTGAGCACAGCGAGCGACACACGTCATAGCTCGCCACGTACACCTCACCAGTGCAGGACACTGGCCAGGGTACAAGCACCACGGACACCGCGTCCACAGTGCAGCTCAGCAGGGGATGTAACCCAGCTCCACATCAAGGGTGTATTAACACTCTCCTTTCCTCAGGAGAGAATACTCACACCCACTCTGCGCGAGGCAATCCTCGTGAACAAGGCAACAACACACGCCACAACAATCGTGATCACGGCTCTAATGGGAGTACGGACGGTGGGGGCTGTTCGACTTCCCACCTTTTGGGCTTTCCTGGCTGTGTTGTTTTGTGGCTATGCTATGGCTATACTTAGCTGTTGTTGCCTTGTTATATCTGTCGTACGCCATCCTGTGTAGGGTGGTGTTCATCTTTATTGTTTCACTTCCTAACACCTTACTACAATGGAAGCAATCAAGAACCTCCGTGAATCGTCCGTCCTTCTGTCTAACCTTAGCTTTGATAATTATTATCAGCTGGCGTGTAAGATATACGCCTACAGCTATGTTGCTGATGCTGATGATATGATTGGTTGTCCAAGCGAGTATATGGGCACAGTGAAGGCTATTGTCCTATGCTGTGCTGAAGTTCGGGATAAGGCTCTATATGATGCCATTGTCGAATATGCCACAGAGGATGATTATCGAGCTATCTATGCCGCTCTCATCAGTGTGGATATCGAGAACTTTGAGATCGATCAGGAGATTGAAATGTCTTATGCGTATTCTCCTGAGGAAGAGATGGATGATCATATAGCCTTCTGTGCTAGTCTTGATCCAAATCCTACAAGGCCTCAAGATCCACACTCTCTCCCCTTCTAATAACTCCAGTCACCTTCCCCACCTCCGGGGGAGGTGGCTTTCATCCTAACCTTATAATAACAACACGATTATGAACGCATATAGAATCCCACAAGAAACGCTCAAGCAGTTTGGTGCCGCACCCTCAGACGAAGCTGTGCTCGATGAGCTGCACTCTACGCTTGACCTATGTCTAATCTCTGAGGAAGGCGAAGTCATCTTTGCTATGCAACTCGTTAAGGCTCACCGTAAAATGGCTGAGTTTATGGAAGAGTATGCAGAGAAGGAGGACTACGTAACCGTCCTTAACGCAGCTATAGACGAGAGAAATCGTCGACGCTCCCTGCGTAGCTTTATTGATGATGCTATCCGCGACCAGCAAGCTCACATCAAATACCAGGAGGTCCTCGCTGGAAAGACCGACGACCTACCATTCTAACGCCCTGAAGGGGGAGGAGGGCTAAAGCCTCCCCCATACTTATCATAATCCGCCTAACGGCACAACACCTACAGATATGAATACTATCAACATCAACAACGAGATCACCGCTATCATCAACGCAGCAGAGACCGCCATACCTAATGCCGGCACCAAGGATAGTGCAGTCGTAAACTATCGCCTTGCTTACGAAGCTATCGTCAAGCTGATGAGCAAGGCACACATCCTACAGTTCATCCTATGTCTAATCATTAGATGGGCACAGCCCAGCAAGAAGAAGGCTACGCTACTGCGTGATGTCCTCAACAATCGCGTACGCAAGTATGGTCTCCTGAGGAAGGCAGCAAGCTCTCTCCCCTCCTTCTATGTCCTGATGGGTGGTGCTATCGCACACCTCATCTTCCGCATAAGCAAGAAGGAGAATGGCGCTCTGTGGCTGACCCATATCTTCCAGAATGGTCCTTACCACAGCAAGGCCAGCATCCTGCGCAATGGTGCTATCGCCCTGGATGGACTGCGGGATGCTGACAACTATGGAACGAGAGCTGAAGCCAGAGCGCTGAATGTTGTCGTCTCCGTCTGCCACTACGTCGGTATCTCCGACCCTCTTCTGTGTGCCCGCCTGTACCTATACCGTCAGGCCAGCCGTATCTTCTAACCCATCCGACCTTCGGCCGAACGTTGGAAATCATCCCTTGTCAGGGTTGTGGGCTTACGCCTGCGCCCTGGCAGGGTATTTCCTCCGGCTGAAAACCTCCGGACGGTATCCTCCGGATGGTAGCCCTGCCGTCTGCGGGAATCAGCCCTTGTCAGGGCTTTCTGCCGTCTGTGGCTCCGCCTTCGCCATCCTCCCGGCCTCTACATTGCCGGTGCGAAGCATCGCCACGTCTCTACCGCCTGCACGGAACTGCAGGTACCGCCGGTTGACTCCGGTTCACCAAGTATGGTCCGCTCTAAGGACCGCCGCTACCCGACCCACGGTGGGAAGGGAGCATCACTTCTAACGCGAATAAGAATTATGGCTCGCAAGACGAAGATCGCAGCTGAAGCTGCACAGAACAACATCGCAACTGAACTTAACAACGCCGAAGTTCAGGGTATGCACGTAGACGGCGTTGAAGCTACTGAAGCTGCACCAGCTAATCCATTTGAGGATGCTGTAGAGACCGTTGTAGAGCGACCACGCGCATATACGGTTACGGCTAAGTCCATCGAGCTTACGCAGATGGCTGACCTCAAGAAGCTCGGTGTGCTCAGTACGTTTGTGATGAAGACGCAGTATGGCGATCGCCAGCAGGCCTTCATCAGCGTAGATGGCAAGCCCACCGCAGTATGGGTTAATGGCACCAAGGAAGGTCCTCAGGTCTTCGAGGACGCGCTCGCCCTTACGCAGCAGACAGGTCAGGTGTTCCACGTGAACCTCCAGATGCGTATCGTAGACAATCAGCCTGCCGGGTACAACCTGTTCATCGGCAACTACGAGGCTGACCCACGCTACAAGATGAACTTCTTATAGCCTTACCGCTATGAACCAGATGGTCATCTTGGACGAACTCAATCCCTCAGTGACTTCGGTCATTGAGGCGATTGATATCGTTTCCGCTGGGAATCAGATGCTACGCGACTTCTTAGACCTTGTACGCAAGGCTGGAATCAAGCGTCAGCTCGTCTATTATAATCAGGATACATCACGTATGTGTCTTGACTTTACCACGGAGAAGCCTGTAGAGGTAATCCGTGGTAAGACCATTGGCTGGGGAGCCACCGTCTATTGCGGACCGGTACCGCACGAGCAGACTCACCAGACCATCGTCCTTTACAAGGCGTAAAGCGCAAAGACCTCCTTAGGGAGGTCTTTTTTGTATAAGCGGTCTATAAGTGCTCCGCGCTTATAGCCGAGTACAGGGTTAATACGACCGGCGTGTGGAGCCGCTGGAAACTCCGGCTTCGCACCTGCCGATTGTAGTAGGGGTGTTCACATAGTGCGTCTTACCTTCCGTTCTCTTTGTACGGCCTGCCATTTGTAAGGTGGTGGCATTGTCGTCTGAGGAAGAGAGAAGTAGGGAAGGCGGCGTACTATATGAACATCGTACCTTGCGCTTTGCCTGATACGCTATACCACGAGTATAGGAACACACACATACATATAGAAGCTAGCATAGGCTAGCAAACTAACAGGGGGCTTGAGGAAAAGCTCCTGAGGAGAAGATAATATAAACAGCAGGCATCTCTTAGCACATTACGCCTTAGGACCTTTACGGCCTAAAAGAATAGGGATACCTTTGCACCAGCAACGATACGAATATGAAGCCATATCTCAACAACTCTCAGTACGCACTATCACTAGTAATCTCAATCTTTGGTATCCTCTTCCTCATCTGCACTTACGGCTGGAAGGAGGAGGACATCAACATCTTCCTGTGGCTTATCGGTCAGGTAATCGGGTACGCCACACTCTTCGCCGTAGCAGCTGCCATGCTCGGTACAGTAGAACGACTAACTAAGAATCACAAGTAATGGACAGAAAGACCGCTGAGGGGCTTATGAACAAGCTCGTGGAGCTACCCTCAGGATGCAAGCTCAACTGGCCGTATCGCTATTATGCGTACGATCTCAAGGCCATATACCTCATAGTACCTAACAATAGTAAGAAGTACTGTTACTACATCCAGCACACTGAGGAGAGACTGAGTGGTGAGAACGAGCGTAGAGTACGCCTGACGTTCTTCAGGGGGCCGTACGCTGCATCTCACATAGCAGCTGCATACGTGAACTACTCTTTTATGGAAGAGTTTGACCACGCCAGCTTCAGAACGAGCTCTGTAGATCGCAACTTCGTACGGCAGAGAATCAGGGAGGTAACGTTTAACATCCTTGTAGACCGCTTCTGGGAGTGGGAGTATGCTGTTATGCCTACACAGTACGATCCTGAGGAGATGAAGAGACAGGTAGAGCTCAATGTCGTCATCCCTGCGTACGATGAGGTCGATGGCGTATTCCACGCCAAGACATTTACAGGTACAGATAGACAGGTAGAATATATCATCAGAACAGATAGGGTTCTAACTATGGAATCCTCAGGCCCTGGTTTCCTCATGTACCATCACTTCTGGGATAGGGATGATAAGGATGCAAGCCCTAAGCAGCTCACAAAAGAAGCTACGATGATGCTCCTCCTATCGGTCCTACGTACAGAGGACAAAATGGTAGAGCGAAGAAAGAAAGCAAAGTCTAACAAGTAATAGCAATATGGAAAAGAACGACAACTACCAAGGTGAGGCCCACTACAAAGGCTACAAGTACGAACCTGTGAAGTATATCATGGATATGAAGTTCGACTTCATCCAGGGTAATATCCTCAAATATCTCGTACGATACCGCAAGAAGAATGGCTTGCAGGACCTCAAGAAGGCTAAGCACTACGCTGAGATAGGGTTAAACAGCAAGAAAGCGAGCCAGTGTAACTATGGGGAAGTCCTAGCGGAAAACCCTAACCTGCCAAATACATTCGCCTTTATCATACAGGAACAGTTTGACAGAGAAACTCAGACCTTCCTCATGATCGCAATCACCCTTATCTGCAACTATCAGATGGGAGAGCTTGCTCACCTCATCGATATGCAGATGAAGATAGAGTACCCAACAAACGAACATGGAACAGAGTACAAAAGAAACAATCCTGGCCAACCTTAGTGACGCATCAGGATTACTCATTGACCTGTGGAATAACTTAGACAGCCTAATAGAACGATGCGAGATTGAGAATCGATGCCCATCGATCCAAGAGCTAAGATATCTGAGGGAGCATATAGATGACACAAGCACCTATATAGCAAGAGTACAAGAACAAATTAACGAACCAACAAGAACAAGTAAGACATGGATAAGCTAGAATCAATCCAGGTAGGAGGAGAACACTACAAGGGTTACGACTACCAGCCTCTCGATCTCATCGAGAACCTCAAACTCTCTTTCGCAGAGGGATGTATCCTCAAGTACGTCATTCGCTTTCGTGACAAGGGAGACAAGGAGGATCTCCTCAAGGCCCTTGACTACACACGACGCGAGTTACAAAAGGAACTCAAGAAAGATCCAAAGGACCGAGGCAAGAAGGTAGATCCTCGCAATATAGCAGAGGTACTCTCCTTCTGCGCTCAGGATCGTATCCCTCGAGAGGATAAGGACTTCATCTTTGACATAGCCAACTACCTGCACTCAGGTCTGATGCTCAAGGTAGCTAACGCTATCATGGCTATGATCAAGATCAACTACGGCAAGGAGGAAGAGAACGAGCCTGTAGTTCCTAAGGATCCAAAGAAGCAGCTCAGACAGATCAAGGAAGCTGCAACACACGTCCTTGAGGAAATCAAGAAACGAGAAGACGAGATAAAAGACGGTGGCTTCCTAGAGCAGTCACGTGCCAACACCGAGAGCTACATAGACATGAAGCTCATGCTGGAGATCATCAGAGACACCATCAATCTCTAACAGTACGCCCACATCGCCCTAATCCGGTGGTGTGGGCTTTATTAGTATAAGCACAATGAGAGAACTACTAAGATATGCGATAATCTACATCCTCGGAGGTATCGCAGCCATCTGTATGATGAAGATGATGGAAAGCAAAGAGGATAAAAAGGATGCTGAGACCAAGGACGGCCTAATGTGGCAGGTAGATGAAGGTAAGAAGTACACAGACTTCGAGCCTGGTCTTATCACCTTCCTCAAGAACACGCCCACCCAGAAAGTCCTCTACGCCATCGATGCTAATGAGGAAGCCGAGAGTTATTTCGGTCTTTACCTCGTCACCGACAGCGCAGGTACCGCCTCCTCAAAGCTACTCTTTATGGCTAAGAGCGTAGAACAGCTTCAGGAGGCCGCAGAGGCGCTAAGCGGTACAAATGCCCAGGAAGAAACTTTGAAGCTCCCACAGGGCCGGAAATGAGCTCACAGAGTAAAATACAAACTAACATAACAATGGATACAGCAAGATACGCATCGCTATCGTACGTCATTGAAGGCCCTCAGATGATACTAGGGTACATCAATGGCGTTATCAACAAGTACATGCAGAACAACGGCAACACCTGGCTTGGTGGTATGCTATACGACCTAGGTGCCGTCAAGGGTGACCCTCAGGTAGTCTGCCCACGCTCTTACCTCAACTCCATCGAGGTCGATATGTCTGAGCCACAGATCACACTACGACTTGAGACGGAAGAGATGTACGGCAAGTCAGAGTTTATGCACTGCCTAGCCGAGGAGTTCAAGGATATCAAGATCTACTATCGAGAGGTCATGCGTGAATGTGGGATCCTCAAGACTAACGATGAGGAAGGCAAGTACTTCCCAGAGAGATACCGAGTGGACTACAAGCTAGGAGACAAGACTGGCACTGAGTACGTCAAGACAGAGGACGAAGCCCTTGATATCGCCTACAAGCTCACAGACATCGCATTCAGTGAGCTCTTAGAGGTGGACTGTTGGAACAACGACCAAGAGTACGACAAGGGCAATGACGACTACATCTACATCAACGAGTTCTTAATATCAGACTAATATGCCAAACTGGGATTCAATACAATATACCATCAAGGGAGAGGAGAAAGAGCTGCAAGAGATCTATGATGCTCTCCTCAAGATGAAAGAGTCGGAGCATCCTGACTGGGCAGGAAGCGTTCTTATGGGGCTAGGCTTTGATAGGAAATCCTTAGAAGACCGTCAGCTACGAGCCTTTGTGCAAGAGTTCTCGCTAGAAGATGGAGTACTGGTCATCACCACTGAGGAAGCCTGGTGTATGACCGAGTTCCCTAATCTCCTCCTTGAGGTATTCCCTAACCTTGATATCTTGTATATTGAGGAAGAGCCAGGTTGTGAGATCTACGAGACTAACGACGCAGAGGGCAATACTTACCCTGAACGAGCTAAGGTAGACTACTCTATCGATGGCAAGGATGGGACCGAGTATTTCCACTCAGTGGAAGAAGCTATCAAGTTCGCCCAGGAAGTCTCAGGTACCAACCTCAGATCATCTAAGCAATTCAGGGAATGGAGCAACAACGACCCTAACCTAGGCCACTATTGCTACGTCAATGTGTTTAAGGTAACAAACGAGTTTAGATAATGACAGAAGATCTAAGACAGCGAGTAAAACTCTTCGGGCAGCTTGCAATAGCTTACTCTATCCTCAATGAGGAAGATAGTCAGAAAAGCAAGGACCTAAGAGAAGAGTTGCAACTCGAAGTGTTTATGCCTAATACATCGCTTGACAAGGAAGGAAAGACCATTCTCGTTGCGATCGAAGACTCAGTCATCTCTATAGGCATATCACTAATAGCAGCGCAGAAGTATGGAGTCATGCCGATCGAAAAGGATTTTGAATGGGCTATCCAATCAAGATTCTTAGCTTTAGAGCTTTGTTCCATAGGCCTGACTGAGGCTGATGACCAAAATCAATGGTACATCGATAGCTACATAAAGGGCATAGAAGTAAAGCCAGTCATACCATCCGCACTCTATAAGTTCTATGGGCTAAGGCTCATACGACTAGAAGACCAAGAGATAAGCGAAGAGGTAGAGAGTATTGTCTCGGAGGTCATACATCATTCCAGGGCAACACTACGAGGCTACCTAGAGGAAGCCTTAGAGAAGAGCCAGAATGGAATAGACTTGAATGACATAGGGGGAAGGTCAATAATCATGCAGTATAGCCCCAGCATTGGGGAACGATTCAAAACATTATAACAAGAACGAACATGTATCAAGGAGAATTTGAATGGGGTAATCTCGCCCTCATCGGTATCGAGATCCACAAGAACGCCGTCAACAAGGGCTTCTGGGATGAGGAGCTTCCACCATCACACTACCAGGGGATGATCGTCTCCGAGCTTGGGGAAATGATCAATGCTCACCGCGCAGGTCTCATCACCAAGGTAAACCTCGACGAGCTGATCAACGAGACCGACGATGAGATCTTCAAGAAGCGCTTTGAGGAAGAGGTCAAGAACAACTACGAAGATGAAGGTGCTGACGTAGTCATCCGCGCGCTTGATGCTCTGGCCAACAACGGAGAAAGCGAGATGCGCACTCACCGAGTAGACGCGCTGTCACAAATGGACAAGAACCTCAGGATAGAACTTGAGGAAAAGGGAAAGATGGAGACATACAAGGAGCTCTCAATGCCGTCGCGTGTCTACTACATCATCAGAACTGCAGGATATATGGATATCCAGTACGGACTCGTAGGATCACTCTGTCACATCATCACGGAAATGCGTCTCATCGCTGAGACCCTGAACTTCGACCTGATGAAGCATATCCAGGTCAAGATGCGCTACAACGAGATGCGCCCCTACAAGCACGGCAAGAACTACTAGGATAGATAGTAACTAACAACCAAGGTATCCCTGGCCCTTCTATAGGAGGGCTGGGGATGCTTTGTTAATACAGAACAAAATGACACGAGAAGAAATAGCCAAGAGCCTAAAGCCTCTAGAATGGGATGTATGGGAAGGTGAGAGATATCGCTATGCGAATATCAACGATACATACGAAGCAATGATCCTGGAGAAGAGAGATGGACGATTCCTCCTCAAGATCAACAAAATCGGTAGAATCAACTCATGCATGCTCACGACCTTCGACACAATAGCCGAGGCGCAAGAGGGAGTCCGACAATGGCAGATCGGCCACATGTGCTCTTACTTTGAGATGGACAACTAACAATAAGCATGTGAGGAAAGGATAGTCTCTCTTCCTCAACCACTAATAAGTAACAACAACTATGATCACCAAGGAACAAATCAAGGAGCAGCTGAAGGACCCAGAGTGGGTAAGCCCAGCTGGAAAAGAGACCGGTACCACAAGATGCGTATGGGACCCAATATGGGGAATGCGTATCCTAGCAGTTAGAGATCCCTTTGCAGAAGGATGGATCGCAAACGCCATTCATCCAGGACACTCAACAGAGATCTGCGCAGGCAAGACCTTCCCAGAGATGGAAGAGGAAGTCAAGGAGTGGGTGGCAGATGAAATCTATCAAGTACTAAAGCAATCAAAGCAATGATCAAGACATACGTAGACGAGAATGGATTTAAGTTCAAGGGCCTACAATACACAGGTAAGAACCTTGAAGAATTTCACAAAGTCCTAAACAACCCGGATAACGAATTGGGAATCTTCGTACCTCTAGGATCGCATAACGTGGTTGTAGAAGATTCAAATGGACTCTTCTTCTTATTTCACAACCGACAGATCGAACTGAAGAAGGGACAGCACTTCCTGTATAGCAAGGACACCTATATCTTCGGTGTGTTCAATAATAGTGAACTAAAAGAAGACTTTGAACAAGTAAAGTAGAATCTGGGCCTCCTCAGGAATGAGGGGGCCTTTAATAGTATAAGCTATGAGGAAAGACGAGAAGCTGAATAGACTGATAAGTCTATCCATAAGAGTCTCCGAAAAAGCCGTGAACATACAAGCTACAGAAAAGCTCAAGGAAGACCACAGGAGAAACACGGAGAACGAGATCAAGAAAATGCTGAGCACCGAGATCTACTATGCCTTAGCGTCAAGGAAGATAAGGGTTGATGTCCAAAAGATGGCATCATCTCTCCTAAAAGTCCACAAGCTGAGGGGTAGAATGGCGTTCATCTGCAAGATTGCTAGAGATCTAGTAGATAGAAAGATGCTAAGACTCGAAGATCTATCGATTCAGGGAAATATAGGGGAACCACCACCACATATTACGATAAGGCAAAGACCGAATGACACTGTAGGTGGACCAACTCATACATGGATTAGAGTGTCAAAGCCGGTGAAGTTCAAAGGAATATGCGCTCTAGTTATACCTACAGATGGACCAATAAATATAAGCACAGTCGGATCAGAAGGTATATACTACGATGAGATCAAGGAGATGCTTGACTACACGCTTGAGGTGTTCGATGAGTTTGAAGCAGAGTTCATCCAGCGCGTAGAGAAGTGGTTAAGTAAATAAGGCAAGAATATGGATATGGAATTAATTCACCTAGTCTCCGAGGCACAGGAGATTTACAGGAAAAAGAGCCCAATCGAACAAAGGAAGAGAAAGAACCGGAAGAAAAAGGCGCAAGAGATCGCGAGAGTCTGTGGTGTTGGCTTAGACTACTACATGCTCGATAGGCATCAGAGACAAGCCTACGAGTATATAGCATCATGCGTTAGAAAGATCCAGCGTATGGGATCCGAGATAATGCGAATGACTGCAATCGTAGAGATGCTACATCTATCAGGAGCCATGAATGTAGGAGAGTCAATCTGGATGGGAGACATCAGCATCAAGGTAGACACCCAAGATCTTGCACAGGATAAGCCAGATCAGGTGAGAATAATCGCACGCGGCTACATAGAGGTAGAATACAAACACCAAGATGAAGTACGGAAAATCAAGATAAACGAGATCGGGAAAGTCAACATCAAGCAAGAACTAGAAGATGGGGTACCACTAACTAGAGTGGCAAGCATGCCGACCTATACCCTTGAGCGTCTGCCTGAGTTCAGGGAGTTCTTCATAAAGGAGATCAAGATCAAACTAGATAAAGCAAAGTAAAAGATATGACAAGAAAGAACCGCAACGAGCTACTACGCTCTATCGCCATGGTGCTCATCTCCTTCATCGCAGGACTCAGCGCAGTGGTGTTCTTTGAGACTGACATGATCACCGGTATCACCCAGACCGCCATGTGCCTATCTGTAGCCGTCTGTATGCGCCTCCAACGATACGAGTAGTATGATAGACCTAATGTCATTTTATATCCTCATACAGGGCCTCTATTTGATCCTGGCGAGTGGATACCCCACAGAAGTAAGAGCTTTTGTTATCGTCACATTCATCTATGCGATAGCAAGAGCAGAAAGAAGAAGAAGTAACAGGTCCTGAGGAGAGACAACTATCCTTTCCTCAGGCCACTAATCAACAAGGACAACTATGAATGAGAACCTAATCCCTGAGTGCAGGGAGTTCACGATGATAGAGGAGCTATGGCCTATAAAGAAATACGAAGGCAATAGACCTGTATGGGATTGCCGTAATTGGATCGTAGGAGCCGTACAAGACGAGATCCTTGAGCATGTGAAGAGATATAACTACCCATACGTATTGACGCTCTCAGAGGAGCCTATATGGACTCAGGTGGGATATGAGAATAGGAGAGATAAGAGCTACACAGTAGGTATGCAGAAGCTCTCACCCATAGAAATCAGTATGATCGTTACCCCTTTCTTCAGGAAGGGATATAGGATCTACCAAGATGAGAAGAGTAAGTGCATCAAGATCTCAAGAAAGGAGATCCCGGGGCTTAACGCTCTTCAGATACCACCAGACATAGTACAAGGACTAGCTGGGACCAGTAGACTAGATCAGATCTGGGCAAAAGAGGAGCGTGACGCAACAGACTATATGATGGAGCTTCTAAGATACAGAGGCTACTCCGTGGTAAAAAGAATCGACAACGACAAGACATCTGTTAAGTTCACCATATACCTAGAACACGGAGGACCGACAGTAGATGCCGAAATCAGAACTCTCGACAAGAGCGCGGAGGTTAGCATCTTATATCAAGCGGTAATCGAGGTAGACGAAGAGACAACAAGGCTAGCCGGACGCTCAGCTAATATGTCGGAGTCAGTAGGATCTAGAACAGCCCATGAGGCTGCAGCGTGGATCACGAGAGCCGTTACAAACATCAATAGACAACTTCAGGTTAATGGTAAAAAGAATCGCGACAATAACGATCGATAAGATCCGTGGTACAACAATGGACTACTTCGAGACAAACATCGAGGTAGTCCATTCTATGATTAACATAGAAGGCGATGTCACCGAAGACAAGGAGAGGAGAGTACATCGCTCTCCTCACATCGAAGATGAACTGTTATGGATCTCTGAGACCCTTAATCCTGAGGAAGAGAGAGATGAGTAATCCTCTTCAATTCTCATAAATTAAAGAGAATCTTCCAGAACTTATGAACCCCAGCAATGGGAAAGTATAACTCTAATCACAACTTAAAATGAAGCTATTCCAAGCTAAGGTCTCCTATGAGACCACCTTTGACGAGAAGATGTCCGAGTCTTACCTCGTCGAAGCACCTAACTACGCCTTCGCCGAGATCCTCATCGAGAAATGGGTAACACGTCAGTATGCCTACAAGCGTGACAGTCTCAAGATCGACTCTCTCAAGGTCGTCAAGGCTGAGCTGGAGATGCAGGAGCTGCGTGAGGATCAGTATCCGCTCTTCTTCCTAGTCACCTATCAGGTAGATACGATCTCTGAGGTTGGCAATGTAGCCAAGAGCACCACGCGTAAGCTCTTCCTCTCAGTAGAGGACTTCACAGCTGCCTTTGCGCTCGCCACTAAGTTCAAGAAGGACTTTGACGGTGAGAGCAGCCAGGAGACGATCCTCTCTATCAAGGACACGCCTATCGTAGCCTTCCTCGAGGACTCTATCGTAGATCAATTCATCATCAAGCGCAACAAGGAAGAGCTTACGCTCAAACATCAACCCAACTAATAGACAATGACGCAAGAAGAAAAGGAGCTCCGTATCAAGGAGCTTGAAGCAAGCAAGACAAAGACAGAGAACTTCATCGACGTAGCTAAGAGCGCAGAGGAGCTAGCTGATGCTACTATGGACTTCTTCCTCAAGATGAACCGGGCGGTCGTCAATCATGAAGATCCAGGCACAACAGCTAAGTTCTTCTCCGAGGGCATGACCACCATCACAGCCCTCGCTATGTCCACCAAGCTCTCTTCCTCAATGGCTGTAAAGCTGGAGGGGATCCAGCTGGACATCATCGACGCTCAGCTCAAGAACCTAGGTGTAGTCGTAATGGTAGACGCAAGAGATAAGAGCGAGGATAACAACCCTATCGCTAACTAGTCTCCTCTAGACTAAGTAGTATATGTGTAACAGGCGGACCACCGGCTATCTCTTAAAAGGTAGTCGGTGGAATGCTAAATAATAAAAACTATGGGACACTACGACAGAGTACCTGAACCAGGACTCTTGCAGATAATATGGGGACTCACTTGGTCTATACTAGTCCTCGCCTTCGTGATAAGCTCATTCTGTTACACACAGACAGACGAGTATAAACAGAAGCAGGAGACTCAGAAGATGCTGCGATCAGAAGGAGTAATCATTAAGAAGAGGGTCAATCCTGCAGGCACCAACCTGGGATTATTCTACCGACCTGACCAGTGGTACCTCAAGGTAAAACTCAACAGTGATGAGGTCATTGAGGTCAAGGTTGATAAGGATAGATACATGAGGGCCAAGATAGGAGACACAATGAAGTTCGAGACATACTAACAAAAAGACAAGATGACAAGGGAATATCTAGAACAAGAACTGTTGCCATTAGATTGGCGACCTATCGGACGATACGGCTATAGAGATGAAGACGTAGCAGCACCGGCAGAGTCTCTAAACTATTGGTATGTGATATTCAGAGACAAGAATGGATATACCGTAAACAGGGAAGAAGACTCAGGCCGCAACGTTATAGATCTAGCAAACGGAGTTAAAACCATCGAGGAGGCCAAAGCTATCGCATGGAAAGACTACGTAAACGAAATAGAAGACCTATTCAGAATAGAGCCATGACAAGAGAACAACTAAAACAGGAGCTTAAACCATTGCATTGGAATCGAAGAAAGATCGGAGATAGAGAGGATATCTATGCCCATTCTGGAATACAGTGCTCTTGGTATAGCGTATACGAACTAGATGGTATGTACGCAGTGGCTATCGAGGACTTTGATAGGAGGTGGAGCGTTGGTATCGCAGTTGACATTAAGACAATAGAGGAAGCCAAAGCCATAGCCTGGGAAGACCACGTAAATTATATACTACAGCAATTCAAGTAGCAACTATGACAGAAGAACAACTATCAAATATCCTCAAACCACTAGAGTGGTATGAGGAAGACAACTATCCTGAAGATCAGACAGCAGGTACAAACCTGTGGTACGACTTCGTACTGGAGTTCTCAATGGGAAAGTACAATCTCCTCAAGAGAGACATCAATGGTGAAGTAGACCTAGTAAGAGACGACATCAAGACTCTTGAGGAGGGGTACGAGCTTGCTTGGGAGGAGTATGTAAAAGATGTAATGAGTATGTTTTAAGAACTACAACTATGAACAGACAAGAATTAGAGAAGATCGTAAAACCACTAGAGTGGGACGTGTATAGTGGCGGAGCATGGATCAGAGCAGAAACAATAATCCAATTCAACTTCCGGCTTGAGAGGGTAGGTGAACATTACCTAGTCCAAAGAGACTATCTCGGTGACACAACCCTAGAATACCACCTTCCTGTAAGCCTAGAAGCGGCTAAGGAGATCGCGTGGGCTAAATACCTTGACACGGTAGCTAGCATCCTCAAGGACTAGCTAAAGGAGGAAAGTAGGATCACCTACTCTATCTTCCTCAAGTCCCAGATATTCTTCATACCTTTGTGGTGGCCCAGCAATGAAGCCGCCTAGGAGGTACAGAAGTGTACGGCATCCCAAGGGCGGTAGATAGCTGGAGATTCCCCTCCCATTCAACGGTGTACATCGAACGTCCTGTGGGAGAATGAACGCCACCAGGAGCTCAGGGTAGTAACCCAGGGGATATAAAATTGACGGATAGGTGGCCGGCTGGTATAAGTGATCCGCCGTCTAGGTCTGGACCGACCTAAAGTGAGCTAATACTACTACTCGGGTCCTGATTAGATAAAGAGTAGAGTGTCGATCAACCGTGGGTACGTGTTGCCTGAGGAAGAGAGACAGCCGAGAGGTTGAGGAGTGGATACCATAGTGGTACCTCACCCTTGGGGCTAAGAAGCCATCCCCCTATGCGCTATTTAACTCAGGGCGGGATCAAACCCGCGAAACGTGCCTCGCGCGCGCGTATATTGAGGAAGGGAAAATAATGTTTCTCTACTTATATGTCTTTCCTCAATACCTATTAAATAGCCTAGGGGATGGTGTATCCATAAGTTTTACTTGAGACTAGGAGTAGTATCAAGTTCTAATAGTATAGACTGATGAGACACCTATTAGTTTTCCTGTCAATTTTGATCCCTGTGGGGACATACATATCCAGTAATATAATCCTGTTGGATGGATGGCTAACAAAGAAGCAAGAGGCAATATGTAAGCTAGCCATAATAGTGTCAGGGGTATTAGCTGTACCACTACCAATGATCGTCATAGGTCTTACAGCACCAGAGACCAATGCTGTGCTCGTAGATAAGACATTCACGCCATCGGGGTATATGTACAACTGGGATGCTAAAGAACTAGAACAACGTATAGAGCGCAGAGAGACGCGCTACTACTTCATAGTCCGCAAGGATGATGGTCGAATCGTTGAGGAGCGAGTCGACTCTGCTACCTACGCTAAGATGGATGTAGGTCGGAGAATCCTGGTGGACTAAGTCACTCAAAAGCAAGGATAGGGCTCATCTGTGTTGCTCATATCGCTAAACGCACTATCTTTGCATCGGTTCCATTTATTGAGTGATTACACGACGTGGGTTCGCCTCTTAGCCATAATGGAGGCGGCCCACACAAGCCCTGGTAGTTCAGTGGATAGAACAAGGTCCTCCTAAGACTTAGACGGCAGTTCAACTCTGCCCCGGGGTACAAATCATAGCCGGCCATAGAGGTCGGCTATTTTAGTATAAGCAAATAACAAGCAAATAAAATGGAAAGTAAAAAAGAGCGACAAGAACGGATAATTGCAGAAGCCAGGGCAAAGTTCAAGAACCCTGATAAGCCAGCTATCCCATCGAGTATCAAGTGTACAGATCAGAACTACATAGGACTAGATCTAGATGGCATCAACGCAGCTATATGCTTTCAGGTAGCTGACACTTGTTGCGATCTAGGGTTTGACTCAATCAGGCTAGAAGAGTCAGATTTCACATCAAGAGACAAACAACACACCATTGACCTATCAGCTCTTGAGGAGAGGATAAGCATAAAGTTAAGCCCAGACAGGAAAGTGGTAAAGGTGAGGCTAAATGATGGTAACGTCTTAACAATACCATTCAAGACTAGAATTGGTCTCTATAAGAAAGATGGCAGTTTCTATATGAATCTAGAGAGGCAGCCGATTTGCTTTGATTCCATAGAGTTCAGGGTCATGCTCCTCGTTGCAGGACGCACCATAAAAGAGCTATACCTAAGAACAAACGAGTAACAAGCAAATAACCAACAAATAAGAATCACAATGGAGATAACATTATTACTAACAAGAGAGAAGGCGTTCCAGATAAAGGAGCAATACTTCTACGATGAGATCATAAAGAAGCTAGAGGAAAATAAGAAGGATCTATACGATCTAAATGTACTAGATGACTACCTTTACCTTGTTCCAGATATGCTTAGAGATGAGATAAACAGAGCAATAAGAATATATCCTGAGTATAAGAACACTATATTCAGCATAAAGGACAAGGACTCAACTATCCTAGAGCTTCAGGGTCAGATCTTATCTCTTCACAAAAAGAAGATAGAGGAGCACAACGAGCTTATGAGGAAGAGGGAGCAGGAGCATCAAGCTCAAGATCACTACAACGATCTCCTCAAGAAGCTACCTAAGTCCCAGCAGACAGCCTTTGGCCCTCTCTTCATAGAGTCGGTAGATGAACGAGGTCTAAACATGAGGCACGAGAATGGTGAGCTGTATGGGATTAAGGAAGACAGAGAGGATGGCTACTTCGACTTTAGTGGTATCAAGGAGGATCTACCCTTCCTCAAGGACTTAAAGTTCTACATAGACCTAAAAGATATCAAGCGATCTGTCGTACCATCATCGAACGTGGGAGTCAGGATAACGCCAGACAATGGCCCGTCCATATTCATACCATTAGACCTATACAACTATGATGAAGGCTACGACAATGCCATCATCGGCCTCACATACAACGATGTGATGCTGACTTGTATAAACATATAGAAAACAGAACTTATGAAGAAAGAAGAAATCCAGGCCATCAAGGCTAGTATGGTCCAGTACACCGGTACTAAGACCATCATGGCGACACCAATGACACGAGGAGAGTACAATGCCCTACGTGGCTGGGAAGTGCCAGCAGACGAAGATGCTAACGATCAAGGCTACCTCGTCCAGTACGAAAATGACAGCAAGGCCAACGTAGAGGGCTTTGATGGGTATATCTCCTGGTCTCCTCAGAAGCCATTTGACCTGGCGTACAATAAATCTGGAACACTCAAGCAGCGTGTCTTCATCGAGATGGAACAGCTCTACAGACGCATGTTCCTCCTGAAGAAATATATTCATGGGGAAAGTCCAGACAGCGAACACTACAGACTCTTAATCGTCCAGCTCAAGGCTATGGATACGTACTATCAGATCCTGTGTATGAGATATGAGATGCTAGAGAGTAAGTAACAGACACTACAGAAAAGATAACCTCATCCTTCCTCAAAGACTAATACTCAATGAGGAGGGTGAGGTTCTTTTAGTATAAGACGTAAATCAAGATAGAGATGAATAATTTAGAGCTAAAGAAGGGATATCAGCAGATGCCATCCCATTGCGCGATAGCTGAATTTCAATTCGGCAATGCGAAGGTAAAGTACACCCACGTACTGAATCAATTAACTCTCGATCGAGACAGAGGGCTCTGGACTGGATACTTAATAAGAACTATTGAGATGCCAGGGGAAAGCGTGATAGGAGAGATGATCAAGACGTGGGTAGGAAGCACTGCCTTATGTGAGGATGAGCTACATGAACTGATCAACAAGGACCGGGAGATGCTGGTAAAGCAGATCCTACAAGAAGACAACGAAGAATAGAGCTAAGATATGGAAGATGGAAGAAAGGTCCCATACGCACTACAAATTGTAGAGGTAAAAATAGGGGACAGTGAGAAAGCAAAAACCTACGCAGTGGTATGCCAATGGGAAGCTCAAAGGATTACTATCGAGTCCGAGATTAGAGATCAGCACCAGATATACAGCAGCTCAGGTATGAGCTTTAAGTACAAAATGGATAGCTTTAAGCTCATAGACGATAAAATCCTAGAAGCTGGAGGCAAGAGACTCTACCTTATAAAGATGTCGATATACGACAAGTGCCTGGATGGCTCCTACAAAGATGTTGTCAGATACCAGCTTGTAAAGGCTGAGACCGCTCTACAGGCTAAACAAGCATCTTCAAAAAGCATGTGGCTGAGGAAAGACCACAAAGACTGGACAATAGAGAAAGCCATTCTAATAGAAGACGTGTACGACATCATCCATATCGGAAAAATTAAGCAAGGATTATAAACAATGAAGACAGCAACATCAACAAAAGAACTGAAATGGCGCGGCTACTCGGATGAGGGCGTAGAGATCTACTACGCGTCAGTAGATAATGAGGAAGGGGAGAAGATCGCTGAGTACACCATCAAGATCTACGGAGCCAAGGGCCATCTCTACATGCAGCACACAGTAAAGAAAGCTGATGGGTGGCCACTATACGGAGGAGAATACCTCATTGACGACGCACGTAGATGGACACTTGACTGGGCGAAGAGCGTTGCAGAGAAGCATTTCAAGGAGAACTACAAGCAAGTAGAGGTATGAAACAGTCACTGACCGACAGAGTCGCCCTCTGGTGCGTTAAAAACATCGGGGTGGATGGATGCCTCCACTTTATAGCGATCGCCTCACTGACGAAGATTGTGAGCATCCTAGGGGGTATCTGGGTAGCTATCGTTATCTCTGCGGCTATCTCGGTAGCCAAGGAAGTGTGGGATGCTAAGAGGGGAGGGTACTTCGACAAGAAGGACCTTGCCTGTGACGCCCTGGGCATTCTCTTCGCTCTCCTCATGTCCTTATAGATGTATTACCTTTGTGCCATAGGTCCTGAGGAAAAGCCAAGGGACATAACTATATCATATAGAGTATGGCAAAGAAGTATGTATACATCAAGGAAGAACCTATCAGTGCCGCAGGTCCTGATGGTACGACCGTGAGGAAGGAGGGATTTATCCCTACCAAGGCTGAGGATATTAAGGTCGAGCAGATCAACCCTGAGGGCGCTAAGCTCAACCAAGAATACTACCTGAGCTGGGTCAACCAGACTGGTGCTGAGCATAAGCAGTGGCCCGATGGTCGTCAAGGCCTGATCGCCAACATGGAGGACGATACTAAGAAGTATTGGATCATGGGACAGGACGGCAACGTACGTCAGTACAAGAAGTACCCTGGTGGTAGCTTCTTTGTAGAAGACTGGAAGCGTAAGCTCGATCGTTCCTTCGGTATCACCGACGAGATGTGGGAGCGTAAGGACAAGAAGATCGACCTGATCCATGGCCTTATGTTCTTCGTACTTATCATCGTACCAGCATTTGCGGTAGTAGGAAGCCTAGCATGGTGGCTACACAACGCAGTAAACTAACGAGTATAGGGGTAGGCCTAGTGCCTGCCCCTAACTGTATAACAACGAACCAAAAGTATTCACTACCTTTGTGATGCTATAATCATTTAAGAATCAAGTCAAGTATTGTAAGGGTCTGTCCGGGAGGATCGGCCCTTATCTCGTTTAATAACACAGGAAATATGAAAAAGCTAAAGGTCAAGAAGACCAACCTAATGAAGATCATCGATGAGCTTCACAACACAGTAGCGTGCTACAAGGCACTCTACATGAACCAAACAGACGAATGTGCCTATATGGGTGAGGAGTGCTTCACCTCAGAAGTGCTGCGCGTAACAGACACTGAGGATGATTGCTATACCTGTCTCCTTACAAACAAGGATCTCTATGATGTCCTAAGAATTACCAAGCGATACCCAGAGACCATCTTCATCTGGATTGAGGAGCTCGGGCTGTGGGGTCTCGTGATTCAGTCCTTCGGTATGCTATACAGTGGTGTAGAGATGTACGAGGTGGCTGAGGAAGGAGATGAGGATGTGATGGAGGTAGAGTTCCCATTCCCCGGGGAAGACAACCCTGAGGAGGACGACGATGAGGAAGAGGATGAGGAATAATCCTTATCTTTGACCTGTCGTTACCGACAAGCTGTATCGCCAAGGCGACATAGCTATGCTTATTATAGTTGGTGGTATTGGGGGTGGCTTCTGACGAGGTCACCCCCCTTATCTAACAAAATCAGTAACATGAGTAGAAAGTATAAGAAACGAACAACAAAGAAAGACAAGAGCCCGCCTATGGATAGAGAGAAGATGCGAGGCTTGCTAGCCAAGCTACTACTCGTGGATAAGGCTAAGCATATCCTCCTCAACCTACCTACCGGCTTTGGTAAATCAGCCTTAGCCATTGAGGTGATCAACAGCATACCAGACATCAAGAGCGTGCTCTTGCTTGTCAATGAGGTTGGTCACGGCAAGAACTGGGAGGTAGAGTTTGAGAAGTTCCTGAGGAAGGAAGGAGTAGAATGCGAGACCTATTGCTACCACTCTATGCATAAGCTGGCTGGTAAGGAGTACGATCTCATCATCGCCGATGAAGCGCACCACCTTGTCTCTGACAAACGTAAAGAGGCGTTCATGGATCTCAAGTCTACCTATACCGTCTTCCTCAGTGCCACACTGAAGGAGAATGAAGTAGATCTCCTCAAACACTTTAGGCCGGAGCTACAGAAGCTCAAGGTTACTCTGAGGAACGCTATCAAGGCTGGGGTATTACCTAAGCCTGAGATCTGGGTGATGCATTCTCGCCTGGACAACAAGGTAACTAATCAGGTTATCAAGGTCGTACGTGATCCCAACAAGCCATTCACCGTCAAGGCTGGCTACGATAAGAGGTTCTACTGGATCTCTAAGGAGCACAACCCATCGGCCAATGTCCTGATCAGCTGCACGGAGAGGCAGTACTACGACTACATCGAGAGCCGTGTAACCTGGGCTAAGGATATGTACGACAAGCAGGGTACAGAGTACGCCAAGCAGGTATACCTCAACGCCTGTATCGACCGTAAGAAGATCCTAGGGGAGATTAAGACATCACGTATCAAGCATATCACTGATCGCATCCGCGCTAAGGGTAAGAGGTTCGTATGCTTCGTCTCCTCAATAGACCAGGCTGATGCCCTGAACTATGAATGTAGCATTCACTCAAAGAAGAAGAACAATCAAGCAATACTAGACAACTTCAACGATGGTAAGATCGACGAGATCTTCGCTGTGGGTATGTTACAGGAAGGCTACAACCTCTTCGACTGTGAGGTAGGTATCATCTCACAGCTCGATGCAGGAGAGCGAGGAGTCATTCAGAAGGTAGGACGTGTCCTGCGCCATGATAAGCCCCTTGTAGTCATCCTCTGTATCGACAATACCCGAGACGAGGAGTTCCTCAAGTCAGCCCTTGAGGTTGTCGGAGATGGACAGAAAGTGTACCACTCAAGATGACAGACATTTCATTCGGACAAATCATATTCAATGATGCTTACCTTGAGAGCATAGGTCTGACCTATCAGGAGATGGCACTACTCATCAGTAGCAGGATGCTCACCGCCCAAGAAGGGACCGGAGAGCACCTCTACAATGAGATAGGCCATATCGTCAATATCGTCAAGGATGGTGATGTATACTATGCAACAGCTGAGACTGACGCTATCATCTGGAAAGCGATGAGGTTCGGCTCTAGGGAGATGGATGATGTAGAACTCGCAAGAGAGCTTCTCTTCCACTACAAGCCAGGCAAGAGGGACAATATAGTCTCTCTCTCTTCCTCAATCCGAGCGTTCCGACAGAAGTACCCACAGATTTCTATATGGTCCCTCAGAGAGGCTATATCGAAGTACAGGAGCACTAGGACGATCATAGAGCCACTGCAAATGCACAAGGTGATAGCCCATGTAGATGCAGACCTACAGTTCAAGAGCGTCATATATCACTACGTAAAGAACATCAGACACCGACTAAGATGAGTAAGATACGATCTAGCGCTGAGGAGTTGGGCTTAGCAAGGCAGCTAAGAGCACTCTACCCTAAGGGCAAGAGGCCAGGCTACTCAGTGCCGTTTGCTGGGGCACCAGCGAACATAGCTATATCACTAACAAACTTCCGTACTGTCTTTGACCCTAATAGGGAGATTGAGGAAGAGGTCATCATCGAGGCTACCAAGAAGTACGTCGACTCACTGAGAGGAGACTGGACTTACCTGAGAGGCCTTGAGGACTTCATCTTCAGCTACGGAGGCACACCACAAACCCCTAAACATGAGTCCTACCTCCTCAACTGGATCGAGCTCGGAGACGAGATGATCGTAGAAGAAGAGGACTGGACACAAACCCTAGTATAACAAACAAACAAATGAAGATTTCAAAAAGCGTAATCAAGAATGGCGATGGCTACCAGGCTACCATCTGCCTTTACAACGAGACTGATCCCCACGAACAGCCTGTATACACACACTTCGTAGCTGAGACACCCAAGTCAGCCATCGTAGGAGCACGCCTTAAGATGCTCGCTCTATTTGAGAAGGCGCAGAGTCGAGCCATCAATATGCGTATCGAGGTAGGTGCTCTTCTCCTCAAACTAGACCCCAATGAGTACGGTGAAGAAGAGGTCACTAACGGATAAAGTCCTGGACCTCATTGGTGCAGCTCAGGCTGTAGATGATGTCCAGCAGAATATCATACCTTTGTCCTTCCAGAGGTTCAAGCGGAGCTTTCCTGGCATCCAGAGAGGGACGTATCACCTGATAACGGCATACTCAAATGGAGGTAAATCACAGTTCACCTGTGCCTACTTCCTCTTTGAGCCTATCCTCAAGGCGTTCTACTCTGGCGGGCGTATCAAGGTCAATGTCATAGCATTTCCTCTTGAGGAGACGCAGGAGGATATTATGCTGAGGTTTATCAGCTACCTACTCTATCGCAACCTCAAGAAGGTCGTACCTAAGTCGGTCCTCAAGGGTACTCACCCTGAGCAGAAGGTCGATGAGGAGACGAAGAAGTATATGGAGACAAGGGACTTTCAGTCCTTCCTCAGATACTTTGAGTCTTGTATGTACTTCAGCACGGCTGATACGATGGAGGGGATAGAGTATGATGTAGACAGATACGCCGATATGCACGGCACCATAGAATATGAGGAGAAGGAAGAGACGGATGAAGTGACCGGGGTGATCACCACTACCAAGGTACCGGAGTCCTACAAGATTGCAGACGATAACAAGTATGTGATCATCTGGATCGACCACCTCTCTCTAATCACGCCGAGCAAGGGTGAGTCCCTCAAGGCTTCTATGGACCGACTGAGTAAGTACCTGAAGAAGAAGGCAGCTAACTTCTACAAGTTCATACCTGTGGTAGTCCAGCAGCAGTCAGGCGAGAATGAGACGCAGGAAGCTGTCAAGGCTAAGCGCACACGACCAACACGCTCAGGTCTGGCAGATACTAAGTACACGTATAGGGATGCTGATGTTATGATGGGGATATACTCACCAGCTGTACACGACATCCCTCAGTACGCAGGGTATGATATCAAGAAGTACAGAGATAACATCAGATTTCTATCAATCGAAAAGAACAGGGACGGAGAGGTTGGAAGTACGATCGGACTTATTTTCTGTGGAGCGATGGCCTACTTCAAGGAGGCTAAGAAGCCAGAGGGTGAGGCTGGGTATGTAGCTGACGACCTCAAACTAATAGAAACATTTCGTAAGTAATAAGCATGGCAAAAGCAATCATTGTAGCAGGTAAGACCGGTACAGGCAAGTCTTACTCAATGCGCAACCTCAGGCCTGAGGAGACACTAATCATCAACGTCGTACCATTGAAGGACATTCCCTTCCGTGGCTACAAGAAGAAGTTCAACACGCAGAACCGCAACTTCGTAGAGACAGACGACTACCACCAGATCATGAAGTTCATCGCCTCTACCAAGGCTGATGGTCCTCTCAAGCATATCAAGACCATCGTCATTGACGATACGATCTACCTGATGCGTAACGAGAGCTTCAACACTATCCGCGCAGGGGAGAAGGGCTACGACAAGTTCAACCGCATGGCAGCTAACTTCCAGGAGTTGCTCTACTTCCTCTCTAAGCAGCGTGCGGATCTACAGGTAGTCCTGATGATGCACGTCGAGAAGGATGACGACACCACCCTGGAGTATCCAGAGTACAAGCTCTCCTCAGTAGGTAAGCTGGTAGACAAGCAGTCTAATCCGCTGGAGCTTGTCACTGTCACACTCTTCACAGACGTAGAGTTTGATGATGAGGAGGACGAACCTGTCTATCGCTTCATCACTCGCAGGACTAAGCGTCATGGATTCACCATTCCAGCTAAGTCACCTGTAGGTATGTTTGAGGAGAGATACATCGACAACGACCTTCAGGCTGTCCTCGACATCTCACGTGAGTACTATGAGGAAGAAGGAACTATGGTAGAGCCTCCCAAGAAAGAAGAAAAGCCCTCTGCAGCTAAGCCAGCCAAGCCAGCCGCAGAAATCAAGTAATAACCATTAACAATTATAAGCATGGCATCAAGAACAGAAGTAACAGCAATGCGCTGGATCCTCAAGGTAATCGAAGACTACAAGTCTAAGGTGGCCGGTATTGAGGAGAAGAAAACAGTAGTAGCATCTAAGTGCGAGGAAGAAGCTCAGCGTGCAGCACAGCGTGCGGCAGAGGCTGTACGAGCTCGCTACGCTAAGAAGCTAGAGGCTATGGGTGTAGAGGAAGAATCCTACAAGACACTCATCGACCTCAACGCTGAGCACCTCAAGAAGCTCACCGGTGGTCTCAGTCCCAAGGAGTTCGCTGACCTCAGTCACGAAGAACAGATGAAGATCGTAGTCGTCATCCCCAGTGATGAGGAACAGGACGAAGCTGAAGACGAACAGCCTGACATCGAAGAACCTGAGGAAGACGAGACACCAGATCTCGGTCCTGAGGAAGAGGGCGATAACGACATCATCCAAGTAGAGGATGCTGAGACTACGGAGTTCGTCCACCCTTCAAGCTACGATCATGAGGAAGAGGACAAAGATCCCTTCTCCTCATCCATCGATGATCTACCTTTCAACTAATCAAGAATCATAACTAACATAACAAGACAAGTATTATGGCATTTGCAAAAGGCGAGAACAATCAGTCTCTCTCTCTCACATCAGAAGCACGCGACGTATATGTAGGTATCGCACCTGCACGTGTAATCGCAGTCAATCCAACCAACGCTGAGCTCAGCGATCTCCTTGGCCGAAAGATCGACCGAGAAGAGCCTAAGTATTCCGGTACTGCAGAGTACAAGGATGAGCAGGGCAACGTACAGCGCACCGTAGACTACGTGGACATCGTCTTCCACGTAGAGACGCTTGAGGAAATGGTCGATGGGCGTAAGCTCAACTCTTCTATCCGCTTCCGTCTCTACAAGGAGTTCTTCCAGTCTAAGGGCGAGAACGGCAAGCCTATCCGCTATCAGGTAATCGACAAGTATGGTAACACTGCATGGGCTACGGCTGAGCAGGTAGAAGAGAAGAAGGAGGTCGTCTATGACAGCGGCTTCAAGGCTCGTATCTTCCCTGGCTTCCGTCGTGCTGTACGTGGTGAGGAAGATCTCGTGAAGTTCATCCGCACGTTCCTACAGATCCCTGAGACGCATCAGTATGACAGCAACTCGAAGCAGTGGCTCCCCATCGCCAACCTTCAGGAAGCTGAGTGCTGCATCGATGATATCAAGAGTCTCCTCGCTGGCAAGATGAAGGAGCTCAAGGGTATCGTGAAGGTCGGTGAGCTTCGTGCTATCAAGCTGATGTTCACGGCTCGTCAGGACAAGGATAACCCATCGGTATTCTACCAGTCGATCTACAACCGTCTCTTCTTCACGTCGTACGCTAAGGCTACCTACATCAACAAGCAGGTGGCTAAGCACGTCGATGAGCTCGCTGCCTTCGGTGGATCTATCAAGGATCAGTTCTCTACGGACGCTATCGCACCCTTCGCAGCTAACACGATCTCTACGTTTGCTACCACGCCTAAGAACATAGGTACGGCTACGGCAAGCAGTGCTGAGCTCTCCGGGGATGATGATCCCTTCGGTGGTGCTAGCAACGCTGATCCTCTCGCAGGTGGAGCTCAGGCAACTGGTGATGACGATCCCTTCGCTAATGAACCCGCTCCGTTCTAATGGCCTTTGGACTGGGAACAGCAGATGGTGACCGGTTCATAGATGAAGCTCGGGACCTCGCCATGCTCAAGGAATACCTTGGCGTGGAGAGGATCCCCTGCCTCATCAGATCTCCGATGAGACTAGATAGAGGTGCCTCCTTCTCGATCTTCAAGGGTCGAAAGGGAGGCATTCTTTATAAGGATCATGGGACCGGCGAATCAGGGTCTGTGTTAAAATTGATATCTTTGCTCACAGGCGAGACGAGAGCCAAGCTCATCGAGGACTTCGGGAACAAGACTATCAAGAATCACAACAGGTTACAGATGGAGGTTGTAGATCAGATCATAGATATCTCAGTCACTACGCGCGAGTTCAGTGCGGTGGATGAGAAGTATTGGTCTGCCTATGGTATCACCACTAAGGACCTTGCGGAGTTCGGTGTGTATGCTGTTAAGACTATCAGTATCAACAGAGGCAGCGGATATAAGACCTTCCCAGCGGAGGCACTATCCTACGCCTATGTAGAGAACAAGGATGGACGTATGCACATCAAGGTCTACCAGCCGAAGAGTCAGAAGATGAAATGGCTATCTAACACTGATGCCTCAGTGTGGAACCTGTGGACTCTCCTGCCTCCTCAAGGCAAGAGACTCATCATCACATCGTCTAGGAAGGACGCCATGTGCCTGTGGAAGGCTCTAGGTATTCCTGCCACGGCGATGCAGTCCGAAGGGACTAAGCCTAACCACAAGGTGATGATGGATCTCTTTAAGCGCTTTGAGGAGGTGTACCTATTGTATGATAACGACTTCGAGTCTAACGTCAACAACGGACAGCACTACGCTGCCGTGTTGCGAGAGAAATATCCCAAGCTCATCAACCTGGTCCTACCTAAGGACTATGGATGTAAGGACCCATCAGATCTTGCAGAGACCTATGGGGTGGATGTTATGGCCGAGGTTGTGCTGACACTAATGTATCATGACGGGAAACAAGAAGATCAGGGGAGCCTCCTGGACCGAGTACAAGGGGATCAAATTCCGTTCTAAGCTAGAAGAGCGGTTCTTCAAGGTATGTGAAAACCACGGCCTCAATGTTATCCACGAGCCTAAGAAGATGACGCTCATGGAGAAGTTTGAGCCTAAGAAGGTCAACTTCCACTCATCGATGTACAAGATCGTGAATGTGGTAAGAGCCATCACATACATGCCTGACTTTGTCTATATGACGAAGACCCAGCTGCATATCATAGAGTGCAAGGGCTTCGCCAATGACGTTTATCCTGTCAAGAGGAAGCTCATACTACAATACCTAGAACAACTCAATACGGATCTCGAGATACACTTCTGGGAGATCAAGACAGTAAAGGACATCAAAGAATTTATCGAACATACTAAGAACAATGAGTAACCATCCAGACTTTAGAGACCTCGCCTGGGACGTGAGCGAGGAAGTCTATCGTGCGGATCCGGCCTTGTCGTATAGTAAGATCTCTCGCTTCCTCAGGGAAGGTATAGGGAAGATCGACAACCTCGACGACAAGGTCACATCCGCATCCTTGACCTTCGGGTCCTTGGTAGACTGTCTCTTCACAGCGCCTGAGGAGTTTCCTGAGCGGTACGTGGTAGCCAATGAGGACAACGTACCATCAGGGAAATTGAAGGACGTGATAGACCTTCTCCTTTCCTCAACCACTTACGCCAAGGTAGTAGAAGTACCTGAGGAAGAGATACACAGGGCCTGCATTGAGTGTAAGTACTACATCGATGATAGGTACAAGTCCTCACGACTGAAGAACGTACACGGCTGTGCTGAGTACTTTGACGCTGTGAGGAAGACCCAGGGGAAGAACATCATCACACAAGATATGCTAGACAAGGCTATGGCCTGCGTCAATGCCCTACGAGCTAATACAGGCGTATCAAAGCTCCTAGAGGTGCCTGTGTTCGATGGTCAGATCTTCTACCAGCAGAAGTTCACAGCTAAGATGGGTCGTGTAGGATTACGCTGTATGGCAGATATCATCACTGTGGACCACGCCAAGAAGCTCGTGAGGATCATTGACCTCAAGACCACCAGCAAGGTCGAGGACGACTTCCCAGAGTCCGTTATCGAGTGGAACTACGGCATACAGGCTCAGATGTACTATGACATCATCAGGGCTAGGATGAATCAGCACGAGCAGTTCAAGGACTACGAGCTTGATGACTTCCACTTCATCGTGGTGCGTAACAACGGCACGCCACGACCTCTAGCATTCAAGTTTGATCAGACGAAGGGCGGTAAGGTTGGCTATACCATCGGAGACCACAGCGTACCATCGTGGCGCAAGGTGGCCGCAGAGCTTGAATACTACCTCTCCTCAGGCGTTAGACACTACAAGGAGATCAACGCCGAGGAGGTGAACTCTATCGAGGACGTATATGCGAAGAGGCTATAAAGCATCCACCGTTGTGATGACGGCAGAGAAAGGTCCTATACCATTGAGGGACGCTAACGGTTGCACCTTCCTCACTGAGGAGGGGCTCCGTAGGGGACGTATCATGTATGGTGAGCCCACGAGACTCAAGACCTGTTCCTATGTACCCATCCCTATGTTGGGGTCAGTACAGACACCAGTGGCAGTGATGCCTGAAGAGATTGAGGAAAGGCGTGATGGTCTTTTCCTTCCTTCTTTTTCTGTTACTCTTCCTCTTTCTTATCTGATGATAGAGAGAGAATCTGAGAGGGAATGGTTTGCTTATGGTGTTTTGGTTGGGGTACACAGGCGTGAGGAAAGGATGATGACGGACACACTAACTGTCTTTGATGAGCACGCCTTCACCAAACTACAGAAGAGCGCACTACTATACATCAAGGAAGGGCAGAGAGGTTTCCGTGTCCTTAATACCATAGCGGTATCTAATAGGGGTGATGTGATTTCCAGCAGTCAGGTATCAGTTAAGCATAAGGTTGCGTACTTGCGAGGCCTGATGTCCGGACTGACTAAGGAGATTACTAACGCCTACAACGATCACGCAGTCATATACAGGATGGCAGAGATGTCCGATGAGGAGATCAAGATGTCCTGTGTATCTGGCATGTGGTATATAGGGCACGGACCTTTCGGGCCTAAGTTCATCCCGAGGCTACAGGAGAATGACCTTGCGGTCAAGAGGATCCTGGAAGATAGGGAGTGGGACAATGTGTGTAACGTGTACTTCCCGGGTACAGATGAGCCCATACGATTTGCCGCACGCAACGGTATTGCTTTACGGTCTATGTCAAAAGAAGACGCACTAAGAGAATAGGAAAAGGGGGATCAGCTGCAACTGGTCCCCCTTATTACCCCTATATGTAGTACAATCAAAGAAAGAATAGAAATACTAAGAACAAAACAAATATAAGCGCAATGAAAACGATCAAGAACTTTGTCTTCACTCGAGAGACTAAAGCTATCACAAGCATCACACGCAAGTACGAGCAGCGCACCATCCTTGATCTCAAGGTATCAAATATCAAGGTCACAGGATTTCTTTATGAGGAAGAGACAGTGTGGTTCGGTGGCCTCTTCTCCTCACGCCGCTTCCGTAAGGAGGTCGTGAGTAACCTGCCGGCATCGGTATCCTTAGGACAAGAGCGTATGTCCTATGAGATGCTCATCAGGGATATCGAGAACGAGCTGGACCAGGAGGCCTTCAAGTACCTGAAGAAAGGCTCAGTGCGAGAACCATACGAAAAGCCTGAGGCTAAGACGCACGAGAATTCCAGCGTAGAAGCATAACGACAACCAACTAATAAGCAACAGCTATGGCAACTATCAGAGAACAGATTTATGAGTCCAAGGTACGAGTGACAACAAGCAAGCGGTACCTTGAAGATCCAAACGAGAGAGGTCTTGAGATCGAACTCAAGGACTTAGACTACTGGGAAGATGTAGAAGATCTCCTAGAGGAGTACTATGGGGACGATGAGGAAGGAGAGCTCGAGGTTAAGATCCTTGAGGTAGAGGGTATCGATGATGACCGCATCTACAAGGAGGGCAGCAACGAGATCGATGAATCCTTCTTCACCACCAAAGATGCGTTTGACGAGCTGGATGAGGACTTACATGAGGCCTTTGAGGCTTACATCCACAACTACCACTTCAATCCTTGGGAGGTAGATACAAGCGACTCAGCGAGCTTCGAGGACCGATACAAGGGTCAGTACTACGGCGAAGAGGAATTTGCAGAGGAGCTAATGAACGAGTGTTATGGCGAGGAGATCGAGAAGGTCGAGAGTATCTCACCATACTTTTACTTCGACCTCGACAAGTTCGCAAGGGATCTCTTCATCAGTGACTATACATACGTTGACAACGAAGTGATTGGCAAGCCAGGCTTCGTATTTTCAGACTACTAATATGGACGGAGGATTAAGACGCGCGCGACTATACGTCACGACACAGCTCATTGCTATGCGCAATAACGACACTAAGAAGTTAAGCATCGGGAAGTGGACCACGCCAGGTAACTATAGCTCCGTAGAGGAGTATATGGCGGCTTGCAAAGCCCTCTTCCCTAAGGAGAGGAATCCGGATATCCTCTTCCTCAACACCTCTAACTTTCCTCAAGGACTTATCTGCGAGGGAAGACTCTCTCAGGCCTTCTACAAGGTCCACAGGGACCTTCTTGAGGAAGAGCTGGAGGATTACCTCGTCTGGGAGGAATGGGCCAACAGAGGCTGCAAGGGAAAGCCAGGACAGCCTTATGACTGGCCTATGTATGTCTGCGAGCCCGCACTCTTCAGAATGCAGCTGGTAGGCAAGGGATATGCAAACCTTGAGGACTTCATCCACGCTAACAAGCGCTGGATGGATCATCGCTTTCCTCAATTCCAATTCCTCTCCTCATTCGATATGGCTGAGGAAGAGGTAGTGAAGGCGTGCTATGAGGCCTACAAGGGTAGGATCTTCCTCAAGCAGCTAGATGTACCAATCGATATTAAGTAAAGAATATGGGAGTAACAATAACAGATGGACCGCACTACTATAATGGTGCGAAGTTCACAGTGCGTATGGATGTAGGCTACGAAGTATGCTGTTCAGAAGGCAACTTCAAGGATGCAACGATAAACGCTAAGATAGAATACAGCAAAACAGCAGAGGAGTTAAAGGCCTTAGCTGACCAAGGAGATATGAGCTGGTGTCCTGTAGAAGAGGCTAAGAGTTGGGAGGATTGTCAGGTCATCCTTGTCAAGATGGTCCAGGAGAAACTAGTCAACTTCTACGACGAGGCTGATGGTCTTGGGGCTGAGGAAGCAAGAACCTTCGTATCTACAATAACAGAAGAGTACTCAGACGAGAGCACTATCTTCTACCACGCCTCATACGACAGAGAGACAGAGGTGATAGATATCTTCGCTGGAGGAGACGAGATCACTGCAGACCTATTTGACGAGGATATGGTAGACGATCACATCATCATCACTAAAGAATCATTCAAGAAAGAACAACAATGAACAACGAAAAAAGAGAAGATTTGATCATCGCCAGACTCTGGCTAGAGGCTGTAGATATAGAACTAGCACACCTCTGGGGGAACGACTTTGAAGTATTCAAGGATCATCTATACGGACGATTCGAGAATCTTACAAGATATGCACAGTATATCATCGAGGAGTGGGATAGATCTAACTTCATCCCAATCCAACTCAGTGGTAAGATCAAGCCATGCGATGTGCTAAACGACGAGTACTACATGAGTGAGGTGTACCCATTCTGGGGGCCCAACCCTGAGAATCCAGATGAGACAGTGGTCTACATCTTCCACACTCAAGGGTACTTTGACCGCATGGATGGGTAAGTACCAAACAACAAGGATATGAACAAGATCGGATTATACACGATACTACAACCCCTAGATTGGAAGATCGTAGATAAGATGGCGCCGCCCATCAATCCTGAAGCAACTGGGGAAATCGAGACGATCAGGTGTATTAGGGCTCTCAACATCAGGCTCTCTGAGAATGAGACTTCATACTATCAAATAGTAAGAGGAATCATAGGTAGACCATCAAAGCTCAATATCGTAATCGTGAAGGACAATGGAGAAGAGTATGAGCTCGAAACATTTGCAGAAACAAGAGGCGATATAGGCGATCTGATGGAGCTAGCGGAGAAGGATAGAGTAAAGAATATCAATAGCCTCGCATATAGAACTACCAGTCAGGCTGAGATCCTGGAGGATATGATACCACCACTGAACTGGAAAGATGTAGAACTACCAGCTATGTCAGGCTTGAAGTCGTGCATGTATGCAAAGATCCTCAGCTTGAGCAAGGATGGAGAGCTATACTTCCTCATTTCGCAAGGTGCTACCGGAAGGTATTACCTAGAGCTGAAGTGCTGTCTAGACTCAGAGGACACGGTCAAGGAAGTCATCTATACCGACGACGACCTAGAGATGGTCAAAGACTTTGCTAAGCGGTACAGACTGTATCAGGTAGCTAAGAGTCTTACCGGAGGATAATAACCTGAGGAAGGGAGAGTAGGTGGAAACATCTTTCTCTCTTCCTCAACCACTATAACCAAGATGAAAGAAGAAAGAGATATACTATTTGGCGGGTACAACGCCAGGAATGAGTGGGTCACTGGATCAGCTTGTCATGATGATAACGGCATAGATTGGCTGATCCTAGGTCCATACATGAGTGAGGAAACAGATGTAGCGCACGTAGGCTATGTCTATCAATACACAGGTATAGACTTAAACGGTAAGCTGGTCTTTGAAGGATGCAGAATCGTAGGTGGCTATCAGTGGATGGATAGAGATGGTACAGCGATGTCAAGAGAGATAGATGATGTCGTAGCATTCTCTAGAGGATGCTGGGTGCTTGAGAGTACAGGCGAGAGCCTATACGAGCTACTCAACAACGATCAACTCTACTGGGATGCAGAGGTACTGATGCCAGAGGAATAAGCTAGACAACAAGACAACTATGTATACAGATAGAAAATTCCAGGCCTACCCCGACGCTAAAGTCTATGTAGTGCCATACGAAGAGTTCCAGAAGATGGACCTCAACGACACCGAGACAAAGCATACGTGTGGTCAGTGGGTAAACCTATGGGAATGGCCTAGCATCGAAGCATTCCATAACCACTGCGCTCTACTACACTACGGATATGAGCAAATACCGCCACGGATCATTGCCACTAGCGATATGCCAGCGTTCTTCATGAAGAACTTCAAGTTGCGACCTGAGTTCTTCGAGATCAACCAGAATCTCTCAAGTTGCCATACCAAGGAATACGAGTTCTGGATAGAGACTCAGATGGAGCACTTCAAGGGGAATGAGGAGAAGGTCAGGCTAGATATCGACTCGTTCTGGGACAACCACCTCGGATCCTATGATGACGTAGAGGACTTCGCAGACTCGGTAGAGTCGGATCCAGTACGATACGAACTTGACGTGGATGTAACTGGGATGACAAAGGAGGAGATGCTCTCCTCAGAAGAGTTTATGAATTGCTTCTTCTACGGGGGAGAGTACAACTACTTCTTCAAGAAGCCTAACTGGTAAGAATATCTCTTACCACCATACTAACTATAAATATATATACAGAAGAAGGGGAAGGTGCTGATTATCAGTGCTTTCCCCTTTTTTTTATTATACAGCGCTGTATAAAGAATCTGAATTTAGTATACAGCATTGTATAAAAACCAAATACTTTCATTACCTTTGCAGTACAGAACGATAACAACAGATAGATATGGCAACTCCAAGATGTCCATTCGCCATGGACTTAGCCCTTGAGGCAGAATTTCAGAACAGGTATAGGTACACCACACAGAAGGATCTCCACGTTGTAACAGGCGAAGGAGAGATGACTGACGTGGATCTAGCTGTTAGACAGAAGGAGATGGTAGATGTCTCACAGCACGTACGTGTGTATCCTAAGGGGTTTCAGGTAATGTCCAGGCTGTCACCATCAGCACTCATCATCTTCGCAAGACTATCCCAGGGTCTTGATGAGGAGAACTGTGTAGTGCTGGACGCAAGGGTTATTTCTGAGGAAGAGGGTATTGCTCTCAACTCTGTCTATCGTGGCTTGCGTGAGCTGATTGAGAAGTCTGTGATTTCTCGACGGCAGATACGCCGTTACTGGGTTAATCCTCTTTTTATGTCCCGAGTTAACCGAGTACGGCTTTATCAGGCTTACATGCGTGACGTGGTGGATCCCATTGAGGAAGCTAATACTATCTCTCTTGAGGAAGAAGTAGGTATTGTACCTGTGCTTGAGGAAGAGCCCAAGGATGCTATCGTTGTTGCCCTCATTCCTCAGGAGCTTGTACCGCAGAGTATTGACGTGCAGGTTATCAATACTAACGAGAACGGCTATACGTATGTAGCGACTACTGAGCAGGCCTTGAAGGGTTCCCCGACCCTTAGCGCTTCTATACGCCCTTACCGTTTAGATAGGAAACGTTACGACCTTATGCCTTCTTCTCTTCCTCAACCGGCATCATCAGTTAAACCCCATATAGTAGAATCATGATCATCTTAGAACCATCAGTCGCTCTTTACGAATGTGGGAGCGATTTAGAGGCCCATATCGCACGATGTGCGAGCGTGTGCTACGACTCCTCACCGAAGGATAATAAGCGTCTCTGCGAGCATTTGTGGCGCTCTGGGCATAGGTCTATGTTCAGGCATACCACGAGGTACTACATGATACCTTCAGAGTATGCCCATATAGCGTCACGCCTTAGTCAGTTTACACACGTGGTCTTTGAGCATGTCAATATGGCTGAGGAGCCAAGCTGGGACCCCAAGTATGGGCTTGTGGCTTATGTAGCCAGCAATGGTCAGGCCTATGAGGAGAACGACAAGGAGTACCTACGTGAGGAATGGAGGATCCCTGCAGAGAAAGCACCGGAGTCCATCCGCAGGTACACCATAGAGTGCGTCACCTCTATTGATATATCGCGAGAGCTGAATAGGGTATCACCTAACGCCATAGCGGAGAGTAGCACGAGACTAATAATCTACGGCACGAAGAAGCGTCCAGATCTACCTATCCTCAAGACAGTGTTTGCCGATGAGGATCCTGAGCGGTGGGAGGATAGCCTGAGGAAGTTCAAGATAGACGAGGAGTACTACTTCTCTCTCCTCAAGAAAGGATACCCAGTAGATTACGCCAGGAAGCACCTCCCATTAGGCACAGCAACGAAGGTTGTCTACACTTACACCAGGAGAGAGTGGGACGAGATCTTCCGAAAGCGTGTTGACGGAGAAACCGGAGAGCCACACGCAGATGCCAAGGATGTGATGACCAAGGCAAGGGATCTCCTGGATAAGCAGTAACTTAGGGGTGCGTACTTTCGGGTGCGTACCCCTTCTTTTTGGGATAGAATCACATATAATATAGACTATGCATTGTAGAATACTGAGTCCTGAGACGCATAACGAGATCAAGAGATTGATCAACGAGTCTGAGTATGAGGGGCAAAAAGGTATGAGTCCAATCAAGCACCTGGCCGACAAAGTAGAGAAGGTCCAGGCGCTTATTGCTTATACCGAGATGACACAAGGGTACGAGTTCACCAACGAGCAACTTACTAAGAAGAGCACGATCAGAATCCTTGAGCGCAAGTTCCAGGAGCTTGTCAAGAATAATGAGGAAGTCGATGCGGTACTTGATAAGATCGGTAAGATGGATCCTAAGGGTAGGCCTATTCAGGAGACAGAAGGATATAAGGCTGTCATGTCTTACGTGCCACACTATATCAAGAACGCACTTGAGAAAACCTCCTATGAGTTTTTGAATCAGGATGCCATAGATAAGGTCAACGACCTTAACTCGGCTATCCTCGTTCGTATCCTTGACAACGTTTACAAGAAGCGCGCGAGGTATGCTATGGACAGATCCGACCTCGAAAAGAACATCGAGCGAGTCGCCAAGATCATTCAGTCAGGCTTCAAGGGTTTCCGTAAGTCAGATGGAAGTGTCGATACCGGTGCCGTCCTCAATGAGCTAATCAAGAATGGTGATGGCAAGACGAGACTTAGCGATGATGCTGTAGACAGGATCAAAGAGGAGTTCGTCGATGTCTCTACAAACATGGTTAACGAAGCCATGAAGGCTAAGATGCCAATCATCGATGTGCTTCATAGCTTAGCTGGTAATGGTGAGATCAGGATGCTCTCTGTAGCTGAGCGTAACGCCATGGGTGTTGTAGATTCTACTATCTATAGCCTCATAGCATCGGAGGCCAAGAACATGGTAGACAAGGGAGTCAGAGTGCTTCATGACGCATCAGTCCTTGGCTACCGACAGAATGTGGATGCTACCGCACGAGCCCAGGAGAGTAGGGCGATGAGAAGGGAAGAGAGGGTCCTTACAGATGTTGTCAAGGGCGTTGTCTCTTCTCTCCTCAAGGACGATGGGTGGTTCCTCCATGACTTCAAGAGTAAGGAGTCTAAGGAGACCTTATATGCCATGACCAAGGCCGCTATCAGCAATCGCAGAGATAAGGCTGATAAGATGGCTAAGGATGTTATCATCGAGAGGGCACTGAGGAACGTAGGGCTTGAGGACAAGGAGGTCTTTGCTGAGGCACTCAAGAGGGACTTAGTGTTTAGTGAGGACTCTAATGGGCTCCTTGACAGGACAGCACTTGACGAGGCTATCATCAAGGCTGTACAGCTTCAGAACGACCCAGAGATATCAAAGCAGCGTGATGCTATCATAGAGGCCGTAGCGGCGTCATATGGCTTCGTGATGAGCGAGAGGGACACCCTGAAGAACATCGAGACGAATATCGAGAACGATGAGAGGATGTTCCACCTTGCCACCAACAAGGTCGCAAGATCGATCCTTGGCTCTACCATAGCTCTTGAGAAGATCAGCGAGGCTGAGGAGCTCAAAGATGCTGATGAGGAAGAAGACGGAGATGACGACCTATATGAAGGTAATTTCTTTGACGACCTCTTCGATGAGGAGGGAGACCAAGCTGAAGACTCTGAGGAGACAGGAAGTTCTGAGGAAGGAGATGCTGGAGAGGATGTCAGGTTCTTAGAGGCTGAGGAGAAGTCGGTAATGTCGACTATCACCCCAGCAGTGAGGGCTCTATTCTCAGTTATCGAGGACGTCGATCTTGATGGCAAGCCTATCACTGACTCGTTTGGGTACACTAAGTTTAAGTCGCTTGGTGAGACCTACAATACCCTTGCCTCGCTTATGGAGGGTATTGAGAATAGCGAGGATATGCTTGAGCGTCTCGAGGTCATGGAGACCGTAGAACCATGGATAAGGCAGCTACGCCCCTACATCGACTACAGGAACGAGGAGTCCATCCAGAAGCGCAAGAGGATGAAGGCTATGGCCTCACAGCTCTTCTCTGCTATCAATAAGATCAGGATAAAGTACGCTGTAAGAGATAGCCAGGGGTTCGTGTTCATGGCTGATAGGTCCTCAAATCTTGATGTCATCAGTAAGTGGGCAAGCAAGTTTACAGAAGCCTTTGGTGTAGATGGCCTGACCCTGTCGGTTGAGGAGATAGACAAGATCGCCACGGAGATAGACCAATCTATGATAGAGCTGATCAATCTGAATAGTCATAGAGATAGCGGACTTGAAATGAAGCTGTCTGAAGCCGAAGAGCTGATTAGGCTGCAGGAGCGAGTATCTAAGTTGCTGCAGAAATTTGGGATCTTCGTTGAGCCAAGAATGCTATCTATTGAATGGACTAAGGCAGCACAGACAACGAGAGGGTATAACAACTCAGCGAACTCTATGCCTCCGACAGGGGATAGGAATATTGCAGGACAACGCTATGATATCCTATACATGCTGAGATTCTCAATGGCTGACTACGCAAAGAACTTGAGAGAACTTGCCGCTCAGATGGGTGATGGCAAGAAGTTCACGCTGAAGTCGCCAATAGACTTTACGAGGGGCTCAGACTTCTCATACGTCTATAATAGTCTAGCAAAGATTAGCGCAGCATTCTATACAGGCGTATTGAGCCACGATACTACTGGGACAAGCGTAGAGGGTCTTCTCTTTGCATCAAGCCTCGCACCGTCATATCGTGATATGAAATTCCAGGAACTGCAGTTTAGGGGTAACAACAGGCACCCTAAGATCGTAGATACAATACAGCGTGAGTATCTTAACAAGGATGAGATCTACAGGAATCAAGTTGCGTTAGAGGGGATAGAAGGCAAGTATCATACAGCTAACGCCTTCCTCAATGACGCTTACGGTGCGAAGAACTTTGTGTCCGGGTTATTCTCAAGGAAGAGGGTCGTTGTGCACAATGGCCGCAAGATGAACAAGTGGAATAGCAATGAGCTTGCTAACCTCTACTATGACTCTCAGAAGGATAAGGACAACGCCTACTACTGGGCTCACCTGCCTGTAGCAGCTGAAGCATCCACCCTTGAGTTCGTAAAGGTGAGGAGACTCGATCCTATGAAGGAGGATGAAAACAAGAGGAAGGTAGATAGAGAGTTCGCTGTAAACCACCTCACCATGCTAGCCTACAATGAAGCCAGGAGAGCTCAGCATGTGCTCTTTGGTAAGGAGAAGGCTATGAAGATCGGTAAGAGGGATAGCATGGCTCATAGGTTCGTGTCACTACCTGGGCTCAACGACTTCACAGCGAAGATCGATGGCGTAGAACACAACATCATGCGTGCCATGATTGACAAGAACCTCACGGATCTCGACAGGGTGAAATTCGTCCATGCGTACAACAGAGCTCGTAACACAGACTTCACTAAGTTAGAGGAGGTCCTGAGGAACGAGGTAGAGTTGCAGTTCAATCAAGAGGTCAACAATGAGGTAAAGTCATGGGCTGAGTTTGACCTTGATCATAGGGGTGGACTTGAGGAGCAGTATGCGCTTGCTTTCAATGGTGTGTTCTGGAGGATCCAGATCGGGCACCTACTCTATGGCGATAAGGCTGTACTTGGTAGTATGGTCAATGAGGTCAAGCGTGCTAAGCAGGCGCAGAGTAACACCCAGAGACTTGACATGGAGAAGAACGCTGTAAGGCGTACTGTCGTCATCAATGACCGTATGGCTGATAGGCTGACGAAGGAGATCAAGGCTATCCTCGATAAGAAGAAAGAGCTTGGGCTTATCACCAAGGCTGGCTATGACGCTTCACTCAAGGCTTACAGCGATATCACAGCTACTGACGGACAGGCATGGCTGTCACCTTCAGGCTACAAGCGTATCCTTGAGGGTTCAGGGCAGGGTTATACTGATGGAGCTATCGAAGCCCTTGAGGAGATGGCTAAAGCTATCAAGGAAGGTCGTGAACCTGACTACGCCAAGATCAAGGACCATCGTTTCAACGTCATCAAGAGCCTGTACTACGGAGACATCCATGTCAAGGATGGCGAGAGAGATACCAAGGTCATCCAGCAGTACAAGCACTCTGAGGCTCTCCTCACAGGACTTAATGAGGAAGGTGTATCTTCTCCTTTCCTCAATGCGCTTGTGAAGTTCATGGAGGATAACCAGATCGATGCTATTGAGTACAACAGCGCATCTAAGGTAGGTAACTATGCCACCGTAGACCTCAGTCTGGATAACATCGCTCCTATCAAGTACACGTTCGAGATCAACAACGGCAAGAAGAGGACCATCACAGCAGCTAGCCTTGAGGACTTCGATAAGAATATGGCAGACTACGTAAAAAAGAAGGAGCTGTCTGAGGAAGAGGTAGAGAAGTACAGGGCTGAGTTCTCAAAGATTATGACTGACGATATCTCTGACTTTATCACCGCGCAGCTAGTAGAGTCTAGCACCGAGGTAGAGATCGATGGTAGGAAGAGACACATAGTAGATAGAGATGAGAATGGTCGTATCAAACTTGACGACAAGAAGATCAAGGATATGCCGTACAAGTACTATGGTATTCAGACCTCAACACCTCTTCACTCTTTCAACACGTGGCAGAGACTCGGTACCCAGCTGAGGAAGATCATCACGACCAACCTCAATAACCTTGATACCTTTGAGATTGCCGGAGTGGAGGTATCTGGCTATCAGATCAAAGCAGCCATCAATGAGATCGTAGGTCAGCATGCTATTGATGAGTTCATCAAGTCCGGTATCGAGATGAACCCTGACAGCGAGAAGATCAATAAGAAGAGCGTCAAGAGCTACAACAAGCGCTTCGATCGTCTGAGGAGACAGACACTTGATGCGCTTAGGGATAGTGACTACTACGATCCGTCTAGCGAGGACTACCTTGAGGTCCACGTAGATGAGTATGGACGTAAGCACTTCACGAACGACATCTACGATCCTTCTTTCCAGGATGCATTGCATTCTGCCTTCTACGCGATGGCGGCTAAGAAGATCTACAAGATGATGGTCCCAGGAGGATCACTCATCCAGATGAGCTCTGCTGAAGCCTCTAATGACCTCAAGGTAAAGTACAAGGAGGATGGCTCTATTGACTACGTTCCTGTACGTGTCACGCCACACTCTAGCGAGATCCTTGAGTACGCTAATGAGAAGGGAGAGATCGATGTCAAGAAGATTGAGAAAGATGGTAGAGAGGATCTCCTTGAGCTTGTAGCTTATCGTATCCCTACAGAATCTAAGTACTCAGCCTTCCCTCTCCGTATCGTGGGCTTCCTACCTCGTGTTGCTGGTGGTGTTATCCAGGTTCCTCATGAGTGTATTGCTCAGGCGGGCTTTGACTTCGACGTCGACAAGCTGTTCTTCATGAAGAAGGATGTTGGTCCCGGCAAGAAGAAGGTTGCTGAGATCAAGAAGAAGTATGATGAGGAGGTACGTCAGGCTCAAATCAGAGGTGACAAGAAGATGCCAAAGAGGCCAAAGGTTCTTGACCTCAACTACTCGGCTGCAGAAGTCTTCAAGAATGGCGGTGTCAACACCAGGGACCTCAACCAAAGACAGAGGACCAACGTACTCTTTGACATCATCAGAGGCGTTCTGAGGAGCCCACAGGCAGCCTTAGAGATGGCACAGCCTGGCGGTTATGATGGTGTGAAGAAGGACCTGAAGATCGGATACATCATCAGTAAGATAAGCAAGGAGAGGCTTGAGGAGATCCTTGAGCAGGTTCTCGATGACAAGGCTGATAAGAAGATCGGTGACAAGGTCATCTTTGAATACCTGCATAACCTCGACCTCGACAAGATCAATGAGATCGTAGATATCTTCAGGTCAGGTAAGAACATCGCCCTGTCTGAGGTGGAGATGGAGATGCAGAGACAGAACAAGGCTGGTCTCGGTCTCGTAGGTGTCTTCGCTAACGAGAATACCGCTACCAGTGTCTTCCAGCAGGCACAGCTCCTCGAGCTCGAGAAGCCAGTAACCATCGCAGGTAAAGAGTATAAGTCACTGAATGGCATGAACGGTGTTGATGGTACCTACGTGTCTCGTATCCTTGAGGAGTACAGCGCTGCATCTGTGGATAACGCTAAGGACCCTGTGATTGGTCTTGCTGACATCACTATGGATAATGCGTCCATCATCGCCACTATGGTGAGAATGGGTGTACCAGGGAACATCATTGGTCTTATTACCGCTACACCTCTGTGGAAGCACATCGCTAACCTCGAAGGTGATGAAGGACGATCACAGGCTCTCTTCAAGGCACTAGCCCAGGGCGGTGAGGTTAAAAGCAATAGATCTGTAGACGTGTCTATGGAGGACCTCATCGAATGTTCTAAGTTCGAGACGCAGGATCTCATCAAGGAGGCTCTCAATGCTACTGACGACAAGGTCGTAGAGGCGTTCAATAAGTTGGATCTAAGAACGAAGGAATCCGTCAAGCGTGTTGCCGACCTCCTCATAGACGTGGTGAATGCTGCATCAGAGATAAAGGACCTTGTCTTCCAGAGTAAATCTGATGTCTCCTCAAGCGGCCCTAAGGGTGGTGTCAATGAATCTGTCTTCGCTATGGTCAAGTCTATAGACCAGATCGAGCGCGCGCAAAATCACAGGTACATCAGGCACGAAGGCATCATAGTACCGCTGAGGTCTCTGCCAGGTCTTAGCCCTGACGCTACCACTAAGACCTTCATCGAGCAGAACAAGGATGGGCACTTCTACAAGATGTACTTAGGCCTTGGTCTTTTCGGAACGATGTACGCAGAGTCGGCCTACAATCCTAAGGTGTCGCCTATGTTTGCTCTCTCTATCGTAGAGACGGCAAGGAGACTCGGCGTGAAGCCTGCGATGGACTTCACTAAGAAGTTCATCTCTGCATACGATCAGTACGTAAGCTCAGCTATCACTACCTACTCTGAGGATGAGGAAAAGAGGAATGTCCTGGCGCAGGAGATTATCACTAAGTTCCCAGACATCTTCAATAGGACTGCACCAGAGTCCCTGAAGAAGATAGTAGGTCTCGGTAAGGAGAACATCGTACCTGTCCTCATCGACAAGCAATGGAAGAAGAGGACATTCCAGTCGCTGGTCTTCAAGAGTCTTGGTACGCCGAGTGAGGAGAAGGCCATGGCGAAGGCTACGGCTGCCTTTGAGGATATCATTGAGCAGGCTCACAACACTCGACTGACAGGTGTAGAACGTGCAAAGGCTCTTAGGGACTACGAGCTCCTCAAGGGCTTAGCTCTGTACGCAACCTATATGAGCGGTAATCCGAACATGAAGGCTATGCTACAGGCTATACCTCAGTCAGTGAAGGCTCTTATGATGGGACGCAACGCGATGCTTGAGAGGATCAAGTTCGATGCCCTTGAGCTGAGAGCTGGACAGGAGCTCGATACTGAGTTCACTCATCAGTTCATGCAGAACTACGTCAGGGAGAATATCAGGAAGATTGGCCGCGTCATGCCACAGCAAGACGCTGTCGCATTACTGGAGACCACAGGCGGTATCGCTCCCGACTATATCATGGTGACAAGTGAGAAGAGGGATCCCGTCTATGTCATCGCAGACAAGGATCAGCCCAACCGAGGTATCATATATGTCCAGGGTATAGACAGTAGAGCCTACGCAGGGGACACGGTCTACACCAGGATCGACCCAAGAGGTATCGTGACCGAGGACGGAACGCTGTACAACGACTATAGGATGGACGGAGACTATCTATTACCTTCGCTCCAGAGAGCGCAGCCTGAGAAGCTGAATCTCGTCCGCCTGGCTGAGAATGGGTTGATAGAGCAGTCCGGACCACTCAAGGCCAAGGCTCATTCAGAAGCCGTATCATACTCTTCGATCTTTGGTGTGATAGCCGAGACGGAGAACAACGAAAAAAAGAAAGATAATAATCCATGTAGATAATGGGTAAGTCATGTGTAATGTACCCAACGGTTGAGACACCGCGTGGGAAAGAAAGAAGTAAGATGTTCATAGAGCTTGGAGACATCTTGCAGGATAGGAACGCGACAGTAGATGCCTACTACGCATCCATCAGCAAGTGGTTTGAAGACTATGGGCATGACTTAAAGAAAAACGATCAAGGCCAGTGGTCAGGACGAGATGTCCTGGCCCTGACCCCGGTCGGGGACATGTTTCCTGCGAGTATGTATGGCGACTATATGGTCCGCACGTACGCAGGTAAGCAGAATCATTTTGAGACCTACGATTCCGCCTTTGCGGCTGTGAGGGAGGGCAACAAGGATCCTATCTCCGAGCGTACGCCCTTGATGCCTGAGGTGACTGAGGAAGGATACAAGTTGTCCTATACCGAGGATAGGGAAGCTAAGGCTGATGCTGAGAGGCAGGCTGTCCTTCGTGGTAGGATCCTGGCTCTCCTTGAGCACTACGGCATCCCTGTAGAGTACTTCGAGGCTATCGAGGAAGGACTGAGGCAGGCAGGCGAGACTGTCTTCCTTGAGACCGCACAGGCTACCAATAAGCTGGCTGCACTCATCCGTGTCGCTAACGGCTCATCTAATGAGGTCCTCACTGAGGAGCTTGCACACATCGCCTTAGAGTTTGCACCACCAGCATTGCGTGAGAGGTTCTCTAACGCGATATCTAACACTCAGGTGAAGGAGATATTAGGCGAGGAGCTTGAGACGTACAGCGAGCTCTATGAAGGCTCACAGGACCTCCTGAGGAGAGAGGCAATGGCCAAGCTCCTCACTCAGCATATCCTCGGACAGTATGAAGGGAAGCATTCTTCTTTCCTCAGCCGCATCTGGCAGGCCATCAAGGATCTCTTCCATGGGATCACTGACGGAGCCTTCCTCAACGAGGTAGAGCGCACTGATAGACTCTTCAGGGACTACGCAAGTAAGATTGTAGCCAAGAAGGCTCTGCTCTCTAATGAGCACCTCTCTGAGATCGTGAAGGGCAAGAGCCTGTATGCTGCTATCGCTAACAGCACAGGCATCAAGAATGAGATCGCTGGGATCAATAGGATCGCCGAGAAGCTCAAGAGTAGGATCAACGCTTTCTACAGCCAGTCGGTCAAGAAGGGCGAGCTCTCCAAGACTAACCTTGACGAGGATAGGATCGATTACATCGACGGAGCACGCAACCTCCTTGGTGTTGCATCGGGTCGAGTAAACTCAGCTCTTGGCACGGCTATCGCTGTAGATGCTATCGATAACCTCATCGAAGGACTGACTGTCATGAATGACTATGCGTCTGCCGTTGTCGACCAGATGAAGGACGTGGATAACATCCTAACGAATGGTGATAAGAGTCTTGTTGCGTACAACGTATCTGCCTCTCTCCTCAGGAACATCTATATGGTGGCAAAGAATCTTGAGGAAAACAAGACTCTTGCCAATGACATCATATTGATGCTTAATAAGGCGGAGGGGTCAGAGGCTATACAGATGTCTGATAGCGAGAGAGCAAGATTAATAGAGTTCACAAGAAGTATCAAGAAGAAGATCGCGGACAATCAGACGGATATCAATGCATCTATAGACGCATACAACCTCAAGGATAAGATGGCTGAGATCATAATCGATCAGGTCATCGAGTACTTTAAGGATGCAAAGGATGGATATGGTAACAAGCTGTTCCCAACTGAGGGAGCGGCAAGAGAAGCGTTGAAGGCTGAGATCATCGAGGACTTGGGGAAGTACTCATCAAAGAACAATAAGTTCTCGGCCTTCCTCACGCCAGTAGCTACCAACGGAGACCTCATCCACGTTCTCATTGCTCGATTCATCAAGGCTACGGAGAACAGAGGAAACATGGCTATTATGGCCAGGACTGAGGCAACAGAGAGTAAGCTGACTGAGATCAAGGAGAAGTACAACCTACAGAACGAGGATCAGTGGTCTTTGAGTCGTGACAAGAATGGCCGTATCACCGGTGAGATCGTATCACCGTTCAAGTGGTTGGAGTTCGAGGCTGAGAAGGAGAAGATCGCAGAGAAGGTAGAGAAGGGTCTCAACGAGAAATTGGCGGAGTATCGAAGGATACACAAAGCTAACATGGACTATGAGTCTGTTCATCAAGAAAGGAGAGGCCTAGAGGAACTCTATAAGGAAGAGTGGGAGCGAGAGCATGGATCCAAGCTCACAGAGGAGTATATCGTTGGGCAGAGAGAAGACGGCTCTGATATAGTAGAGACATTACCTGGGGACTTCTTTAGGAATGAGGAGTACTATAACCTCAGTGATGGACAGAAGGAATTTGTCGATGCGCTGTATGACATAAAGAAGGATCTGGATGTATGGTCTGGGTTAAAGCCCGAGCCATGGAAGCTCCCACTCTTTGCTAGGCGTGGGTCCTCAAAGGAGCTCAATCCAGTCAAGAGGGTTGCAGCTATCAACTGGAAGCAGAAGGTTCTTGGTGGTGTCATTGGCATTGAGGAGTACGAGGGAGTGCATACAAAAGACCCACTGGGGACGCTACTCTTCGTCCACAAGCCTAAGGGATATACCCAGTTCGGTCTTGAGCTGTCGAAGAATCCAGACGTAGACTATCTTACTGACCCTATCGGTGCGATGAAGAATTATGCTGCTTCCTCAGCCTACTATACTAGGATGGCAGCTATCAGGCATATCGTAGAGCTGACGCGTATCCTCGACGTAGAGAATCGAGGCTACCACAGCAGGGAAGGTGGAGTCGGAAGAGACAAGATGGCTGACTATGACGCATTCATCAATCGTACTATCTACGAAAAGAACGTCATCAATGACGAGAGACCTGACTGGGACAAGAAGGTGGATGCATTGACGGATCCCTTCAACGACCTTGTCTATGTTACCGGTCTTGGTCTGAATGCGGTGTCAGGCATCAAGAACCTCATTAACGGTTTCCTCAGGGCTACAGCTCTCGGGGATAGTCGTACCGGGTATAACGCTACGTCACTAGTAAAGGCGATACTGCTTGCCCATAGAGAGATCCCAAGTAGGTGGAAGTTAAATAAGAGGGGTATCGTTGAGGATCCTCTCACATCTCTCCTCTTCCTCATGGACTCTAGCCACGATGGACGAGAAGCCTTCATGCAAGGCAATGTCTCGCAGGTCAGGTCACTGATGAGCTTGTTCTCTACTGAGACGCTTATGGCTCCTCTAACTATGGGTGATGAGTGGATGAAGACGAGTTTCGCTATTGCGTACCTTCTCAATGTAGAGGCTGGTGAGCTGAACCCAGAGGCTAAGGAGAGGTTCAAGGGGAAGTCTCTCTACGACTATATGAAGAACCTTAAAGCTCCCGAGGGAGTAAGGATGACCAAGTTCGTCGAGGATTCTCTTATAGCGTTCTCTGGTGCTAAGGACAGAGAAGAGATGTACAACTGGCTTGGTGGTCACTCTCAGAGGTTGCTCCTTGGGACACAGAGGACTCTCGGTGCCTATAACGACAATGACAGGGCAGCTGCAAACTCGTACGCTATTGGTAGGGCGGTCCTCACCTTCCGCAACTGGATGCCTGTGATTATCTCTGATATGTTCAGGGGTACTAGGTACAACGCGCAGAACCAGGAGTTTGAGGAAGGAGCATATACTACCTTGTGGAAGATGATGCACGTCAAGGGTGAAGATGGGAAGGATAGTATCAGTGCTATGCACGCGCTGGGTACAGCTGCAGTGGCAATGTTTGTTCCTTTCATGATAAGCAAGACGCTTAGAGGAGCAGTGCAGAAGAAGTTCCACCTGTCAGATATGCAGGCTAACAACCTGCATCGATTAGGTAGGTCAGCTCTTATTGTACACGCCATGAGGGCTCTTACTGACACCCTCTACGTGGCTATGCTCACCATGGGCTTTGCTGATGACGATGATGATGAGCCTTGGTATGAAACGCTGGCTCAGCTAGCCTTGCACTTCCTCACATCCCTTACCCCGCTTCTCGGTCCCTACGCCGTTAAACTCGGATTGATTCATACGGACCTCTATGATCGCATGAGGATGAACTACGCAAGATACAATGAGGCTGCAGATAAATCAACATCTCAGCAGCTGGAGACGGCGAAGAGATTCCTGAATAAGCAGATGAAGGATATAAGCCTTGGCATCATCGCTGACCTCTACGGTCTGGCCAGCGCTGGTTCTAACGAGCTTCATCCTGGTGATCCTATTGCTTTTGCCATGGCTATGGTGCAGAACAATATGTTTGGTGCCGGCGCAGGTGTGAAGAAGATGGACTTTGGTCAGAGTATCGAGTCTATGGCAACCAGTGGTGTAGCAGGGTATAAGACCATGATGAGCCTGTTTAGCGGTATAGGTGACACGTATAACAGGATCGTGAATAACAGTCAGGAGGGGAAGAAGAAAGCTAACCCTACTGAGTGGGAGAATGAGAACAGGTACATCGAGGAGTCTGATGATAGCTTCATCGTGAAGGCCTGGAGAAGGTACAAGAATGACATGGAGAATGGATCTCCTGCAGACAGGACCTTCTGGAATGTCTTCGTTGTTGGTATCATCGGCAGGAACATGTTCAACATGCCATTCGTGGGCGACTCATTCCGTGAGAAGCAGATGAAGGATATCAAGAAGTACCAGCCTACATACCTCACGCCGCTACCTGATAACTTCTTCATGAAGTACAACAATCTGGCCGGTGACGCAGTCCTTGATTACGGAGTCTTCCACCGAGATTCTGATGATGATGAATAATCACGAACTGTAAGAAAAGAGAAATCCCCCACCCTGAAGAAGGATGGGGGATTCTTTTTGTATAAGCTATAGGTGATGACTACCTACAGCCTGCAAGCGTTTGACCAAGGAGGTTGTCTGTCCTTTCCTCAAGAGCATCCATCTCCTGGACCGTCTTAGTCTGGCTATCAATGCCAAGCTCATCAATGATCTCAACAGCGTGCTTAGCATCCTCAGAGTTCTCTGCAGCATCACGAAGAACAGCGATAGCATCGTCAATGGTGCCTTCTCTACGCCTGATACTACCAGCATGGCTTGTCTCGATCTTGTCACCTTCAAGGTCGCTCAGAGCTTCATACGCAAGCTCCATGAGCTTCTTATGGATAAGCTGAGCGAGATTCCTTGAGGCCATGATTGAGGAAGGATCATAAGAGGAGTTAAACTCTTCCTCACTCATAAGACCGTACCTGAGCATTGACTCTACCACACCCTCCATCGGTGAGGAGAGGTTAGTAGCGTTTACCCTTGAGGCTACAGACACGTGAGAGTAGTTACCATCCTCAATGCCCGTCAGGACGCTCACAATGCTCGAGGTGGGAGTGTACCCCATGATAGCCTTGATACGCTCCCAGAGAGCCTGCAATCGACCCCAGAAGCCTTTCTTCTTAGGTGCTAGCTTAGTGATCTTCTCCTCAAGAGCCTTACGTGCCTTCTTATTTCCCTTAGTCTGCATCCACAGACGGAAGAGTTCGGCAGAGAGCTCACTGACATCACGAGCATAGGCGATAGGTATCTGGTTGCCGAAGATCTCTCTGATCTGCTCCTCAGTCACCTCTGACAGGCCAGAGACCAGCATACCCCTATCAGCGTCCGTGAGGAGCTTCTCATAGATGAAGTGCATAGCCTCATGGTAGAGAGTACCAGCTGAAGCGCCACTAGCAACTTCGATAATGCCATTACGGTACCTACCCCAGACACCAGGAGTTACTTCAGCGATACCTTTGTGAATCCTGATAGCCTGATAGAGCATACCCTGAGGCAACAGCTTTGCTACATCGTGAGCCTCCTTATACACGTCTCCACGCTCAAACGGTAAAAGAGCTTCTCTCTTTTCGTAAGGATCAGATTCAGTCTGATCGGAGCTATCAAGACCTTTACTGCCTACCTTCGTGCCGCGATTGAGCGTCTTCCTGTGCCTGTTAAGATCCTTTTCGTCTAGAGACATAGCCTCGACAACGGTTGCCCCATTACTTGTGGCGTAGCCGACAGCAATAATATACCCTTGCTCAGCCTTCTTGAAGCCGAGGGATTTGATATGCGTCTCATATCCATCAATCTGGGCCTTATACTTGGTTGTAGCATAGACGCCATCGTGCTGGCTTCTTCGGATCGCCTCAGCCGGAGATGAGTTCTCAGATGCAATAAGAGTGCTCTTGATATCAGCGACTATACCCTCACCCTTCTCTCCATCGTTCCTGAGGAAGATGATATCCGCTTCACCGTAGATTCTACCGCTATTGGGATCCTTCATCTTCACATCAGAGATCATAGCGAATCCTTCGGAGACCTTCTTGACAGATAGCTCTCGCACATCCTCTGCGATCTTATCCATCTTAGCGCCGAGCTCATTATCGATCTCCACCTCTACGCTGTGGATATTGCCATGCTCGTCCTCAGCCTGCAGTACAACCTTATGGCCACCGCCATAGGTCTTGCCATTGATGGTATGCCCAGAGAAGTAGATTGGCGTGCCAGATGAGACACCCTTAGCTGCAAGCTCAAGGACAAGACCTCTAAGCGTTGGCTCAGTCTTGATGGCATGAGCCGCAACGTGCTTCTCTTCCTTAGCTAGCCTGACAATCCTATCGGCATTGCTACCACTTTTCTGCACCTTATTACCGGTAGACATACCCTTTGTAGACCTATAAACAGTTATAGTGTGAGTGGTGCCGCTCATCTCCTCACCGTACTCGAGGAGCCTACCATTCTTGCTACTCTTGAAGTCTGATGACAGCGCGCTATTGATAAGGGCGAAAGCATCAGCCTTGAGGGTGGGATGCATCGCGCTCCACTCGACCTTATTATACGTGCCGTTGACAGGGTTGATCTCAAACATGTAGATCCTACCATTATCGACAGCTGCGATATGAGGAGACGTAGAGCTCTTGACAACGACGCTGTACCCCTTGTCAACAAGGTTCTTCGCAAAGTCATCCTTGATCTTCTCAAGCGAATCCTGGCTGCCAGACCCGAATGGACCGTCACCATTACCTTCATTGCTCGCTGCAGCTGTAGACACCTTGGGTACTGGCTTCGTGCCTTCAGGTCCCTGAGGAGGAGTAGTAGGTTCAGGGATAGTCTTATTGCCTTCCTCATCACTCTTCTCCTCAGAGAGAGCTTCAAAGCCGGCCTCGTCACGCACCTCAGTCATTCGCATGCCGCTGGTCATAACGTTCTCAACCTTCTCCTTATTCCCCATGATAGACTCAGCGATTCCTGTCCTACGCTTCTCCTTGCCGGAGCTCTTCATTGCATCGACGATAGCCTTAGCAAGAGACTGCCTGGTATTCCCTGAGGAAAGGTCGATATCAACAACGACAGGTGCAGAGCTCTGAACATTACCTTCGTTTAGTCGCTTGGGGAATGTGATCTCAACTTGAGTTACATTACCATCAGCATCACGAAGAGGCTTAACCGAATAGACAAAGGAGCTACCAAATACATTAGAGTACTTCTCTTCATAAACACCTGAAGCCTCGCCATCTGGTGTCTCCATGGCCTTCTCAAACTCTTCTGTGAGCTTATCCATGTACTCATCAGCCAGATTTGAGGCCTCGCTGTCGCCTGCTGTTCCCTGCACAAGATCAACGATCAAGTCTCGGCCCTTAATACCAACCAGTATAGGCTTAGGACCATCCTTGCCATTGACAAGAACGACCAGGTAAGTCTGTCCGTAGTTCTGAGCTAGGAATGATTCCTTCTCTTTTATAAACGCATCGATCACCTCGGCGGTCTCACTATCAAGGTCCTTGTCGTGAGTAGTTCTTTTGATCGTTGGAGGATTGTCCCCATTGGGGAACGCCGTGACAGAGATAGCGACCTGGCCCCTCTTCAGCTCTTCCTCAACACCATTCTCGATAGTCTCAGCATCGATAGTCTCATCTCCGCGTACACGCTTGGCTTCGAATGGTGAGTACTTAACCTTGCTGATAGTTACCTTCGGAGCATTGAGGTCTGAGGAAGAGAAGATGTCGAACTTCTTATCCTCAGTGGCTACAGCACGGATGTTGTTGATGAGAACCTGGGTATTGCCTGTTGTGTGATCAGGAAGTAGACCGATAGGCACGAACTGGCCCTGCTCATCATTCACATAGACAACGATGGGAGAGTTGCTGACATCGCCATTCTCAGACAGCTCTTCAGCAAAGCCATAGAAGATCTCCTTACCCTTAGCGTTCTTGAGGTTGAGACCTACGTTCTTTTCCTCATACCACTTCCTTATCTTCTCTTGCCACTCTTCAGGCAGAGAGGTGAGATTTGCCTCATTAAGTCCAGGGTTATACTGATCCCACAGCGTGAGTCGTCCGATATGAGGAAGAGATGGTTTGCCTTCGTCATTGGTAGGATCGGTAGCTAGAGATGTAGGCTCTGTAGATCCTGGGACTGGTCCCTCATGCACAGTGCCTTTCTCGCTTGGACCTCGACCCTCGTTGTTCTTCTCACTACTGCTAGGATTGACTCCAGCATTCTTCTCAGCCTCTTTCTTCTTCTTTACATAGTCCTTACCTGCTGCCTCAAACGCCTTCCTGATATTCCTCTCATTGACCTTAACCATCGTATTGACGATGTCGCCGATAAGAGTACTAAGGCTAACACCCATCTGCAGACGGTTCCTGAGATCATCATACCCAAGGCTGAAGCTAAACTCATACGTTTCGGACCCTGCACTGATCGACACATTTATCGTAGCCTTGCCATCCGCGAAGGTGATAGACGTGTTGATAGTAGCATTACCCTTGCTAAGGAGGTTGACTATGGCGTTCTTGCCATGGAAGAGCTCCTGAAGGCTCTGTGACATGCTGTAGTTAAGGACCGTAACGCCACCAATAGACGCAGACTCTATATCGTGCTGTGTAGCCTGATCAAACTCTATAGAGTCCACAATGCGTTCGCCATTAGCCTTTGATGGCTTGCCTTGTAGAGTCTGTACTGGAGTGGTAGGATCCTGAGGAAACTCATCGATATTACCCTTTATCCACTCAGCCACAGCAGCGATGAGGTCGTCATTATTAAGCCCGAAGATCTGGTTAGCTAGATCAGGGTTGTTTTGGAGGTCAGTAAGAAGATTGAGAGCATCAGTCATAGCCTCCCTGTAATCGGTGTACCCGCCATTGGGGTCTACATCGACTACATCGTTTACCATGGAGATGAGGTCATCGATGAACTTATCGATAGCATCACTGTCAAGCTCGAAGCTACGAAGTATCCCCATGAAGTCCTCATTACCCTTGAGGGTATTCTTGATAGCATTGCGGACAGAGGACCTGTGCCTCGATAGTTCTGACCCTTCACCTTCAGCGGCATTAGCTGCTGCAGCCTTTGCGGCATCAACCTCGTCGCCTTCTAAGCCGTTTGACTCAGCACTACCTAAAGCTCTGTCAACATCCTCCTTAGGCTCGCCATTCCTCACAGCGTCAGCCGCATCCTGCTCAGTCTGCTTCTTCTCTTCCTCAGCTGCCTTTGCTACAAGTATATCGGTGTTATTCTTCCCCTCGAGCATCTTGTCAAGGGCTTCTACACCTTGCATAGCTTGCCTAGCAAAGCTGAGAGCCAGCTTGCCATTCTCAGACTTCTTCTCATCAACAAGGGTCATCTCAACGAGCTTAGTGCCAAGCTCATCATTACCTGCCATGAAGGCTGCATCGATGTGAGCTTCATTGAGCTTGGAGAAGCTGTCGAACCTCTGGATGAACTCATCCCAGCCACCAAGGGCGTGAGAGAAGTCCCCCTTCTTAGCCTCCTCATACTTCTTCTGGGCTTCCTCAAGAGCGCGCATCTGCTTCTCAAGTTCTTCGATCGCCTTGTTAGTCTGATCGATGTTTTCCTCAAGACGACTCTTCGTTTCCTCATTGTCGGTATTGAGGTTGCTACGCATATCCTCGCGATCCTTGATGAGCTCAGTGATACGCTTCTCTATGCTCTGTGAGGCCTCCTTGTACAGACCAGCCACCTCACCTTCAAACGTATCCATGTGTTCTGAGGAGAGCCTCCTGAGGTGATTGAAGCTAGCTGCAGCTGCGGCGATACGACTCTTCTCTCTGCCACTAAGCTCACCTGCCTTAGTACCAAGATCGAGGTACCTCATGGTGTTGGTGTAGTCGACAGCGATATCAGCGAGAGTATGCTTCTGCTTGTTGATCTCACCAGCAATATCCTTGATAGCCTTCTCGGTGAGCTTGTCAGAACCTTCACCCTGGAAGTAGGCCTCCTGCATCTTCTTCTTCTCCTCAGGATCGAGTGTGTTCTCGATACGTTGCCTAGCGATACTGACAATGGTAGCCTCATCAGTCTCCTTGACATCAAGGAAGTTGAGGAAGGGACGGAGATTGTCAGGCACCTCAGCGAATGGATCAGACTCAGATCTCCTCGCTTCCTCACGTGCAGCCTTGTCAGCTTCACGCTTAGCAACGGCAGCCTGATACCTGGCTTCCTTAGCTTCGTTATTAGGACTGAAGAAAGAGGAAATAGCGTGACCCATGTCAGCACCAAACTCACGAGTAGACCTCATCATGTCAGAGGTCCACTGACCGAAGTTTCGCTTATTGAAGTTAGCCAAGCCGATAGAGCTGTTGCCGATGACACTAAGCATAGTAGCTACATTGTGAGCCTTAGCCAGCTCCTCTGCTACGGCAACATCGGTAGAGTCAGAGGTGGACTGAGCTACCTTCTCAAGAAGAGCGTTCATACGGTCAGCTGAAGCCATAGCGTCAACTACACTCTGGTAAGTCTCATGGACCGTCTCAGCATAGTTCTGGCCAAAGACCTCAGTCATCACCCTCTTCTCTTCCTTGGTGAGATCATCGTGCTTACCCTTAATGATCTTGGACATAGCCTCGATAGCTTCGTCAGAGGTACGCTGCTTACCACCGCTGTACTTGTAGTCTCGGTAACGTTCAACGCCGGCGAAACCAATGGGGCTACTATCATAGAGCTTGCTTAACCAGCTCTTCTTCTCACCACGAGAGTCACCAAAGGCATCGGTCCTTTCATTGACCATATCCCTTGACCCAACCATCTTGCTGCCCTTATACATGGGCATGAGGAGAGTGCTGACGATGGCAGGCAGAGCCTCGTCAGTCCACGCAGAGCCAGAGAGTGCAGTATCCCACATACCCTTACCAATCTCACCAAGAGAGCCAAGTACACCAATAGAGGTACTATTACGTTCTGAGATGGTAGAGGCGCGGAGCATTTCATCGACAGCCCTCTTACCGAGACTCTCTGCACCCTTGCTGATACCACCCTGAACTACTTCCTCAATACCTTCTGATGTGGCGTTGATGAGTGTACTACCGAGAGCACCAAATCTCCCAGCCTTCTTCAGACGGTTAGCCCCAGCGAGCTTGTCGGTAGCCAGCTCGTAGGAGTACTTGTTCATGAAGGTGAGGATGAAGGTATTGAGACCTGCGGTCCATCCTGAAGCGAGACCATTGCGCTGGTCGATCTCATCACTAGCGTTCTGTAGGATAGCCTTCTCAGCATGCTCCTTGTACTGTGATACGATAGCGTTAGCTGCAGCTATGGCATTAGGAGAGGCATTCTCCGACTTCCCAGATAAGACGTTGGCCACTTCTCGTTTGAGTCTGGGATCCATTCCTGAGGAAGCGAGAATGTCATCAGCAAAGTCACTGAACTTGATGGCTCCGTACTTACGCTCGTAGGAGTAGAAGTCCTGATCGAAGTCCTTCTGCATCATATCCCTCAGTTGGGCAAGCTGACTACCCTTGGCTTCCTCAAGAGCCTTACTCACGCCGTATGACTCTACAGCGGCTTCGCTGAGTGCGCCATAGAGATGTGATCCTGCAGAGAACAGCTTCCTCGTGTATTCGGATACCTTAGCCCACCTGGTTGCTGTGGAGGCTGACTTAGCCAGCTTACCAAAGGTAGAGAAGAGACCACCACCAAGACGACCAAGAGCGGCGGTACCCATACCACCATAGGTGAAACCCCACTGACCTATCATGTCAGATGCGGCATGCCAGAATCCAGAATCCATACCTCGGCTGGCAAGTGATGACTCAGCTCCATGGATAGCCCTTTCCGCAGACTCAGCGGTGTCAGCAAGGTACCTATTACCAGCACCGAAGATATTATAGAGTGCACCCTTACCTTCGCGTTCTACAGCCTCACTAAGCATGTAGTTAGGAGATACATCATTCCCACTGAAGAAGTAGTCTGAGGCTCCCCTGATAACATCTGACCCAGCCTTAACAGACTGGGTGGCGTTAGCAAGGAGCTTATTCATCGATGCGTTCATCCAGACCTCAGCCTTGTCTAGGAGGCCGTAGTCAACCTGAGCACCAGCCTTGGCTCTCTTCTCGTCTTGCTGGATAGCCCCTTCGGTCTCGGGGTTGGAGCTGATATCTGCAAAGGGGTTCTCCCCCTTAGGCATGATGTCGGCGATCGCCTTGTCGATCAGAATCTGCTTCTCAGCTTCATTAAGACCTTCAAGGCTGTCACCGAGACTCCTGATAGCTGAAGCACGGTACTTCTCGGCGTTGATATCGTACAACTCTTGAGCCGCGCGGAACTCATTATCTATGCGCTCCTGTGTCCTACGCCCAGAGCTGGATGTGATGTCTCGGCCGAAGATCGGCCTGAATACTTTTCTTTTTGCTCTTCCCATATTTATCTTTAATATCCAGGAATTTGATTGGTCGGATCAAGAAGCAGTGGCATGTTCTGATCTAAGATAGCCACCTGGTCCTCGTCGATAGATGCGCCAGCGCGCTTGTTCTCTATGACAGATTGATACTTAGCCATGAACAGCTTCTTCTGCATGAGTGATTCCTCAGAGGTATTGAAGTCGTACTCAGATCCTACGCCCATTTGCTGTTGTATGTTCCTTGACGTTGAGAGGGGCACGAGGATCGATGCAGGCTTCTTCGTGTCACCGTCGATATACTGAGCCTCATAGTACATCCTGCCATCTGAAGTCTGCATTATGCGAGCAGCCTTTGGCCTTGTGCCGTTCCTGAAGCTCGTGACAAATGCATCGATGCCACCAAGCTGATCATTCTTTGAGATATTATCCCCCTTGGCTATCTGCTTAATAACCCCCCTTTTATAGTCATCTCCATAATCTCCGGTGATGGCGAGCTGAAGGATATCATTAGCCGTATCAGCTGAAACATTGAAGTAGCCGGCCACGTTATTCTTCGCCGTCATAGCATACAGGCCATTATTGATCTCAGGCGTGCTCTGGATAGCATTGAAGTTCGGAGTAAACCTTACACCCTTGCCGTCTGCTGATTTTGCACTTGGGGCTAACAGCTTATTACCATTCCATGTGAACCCTGCAGGTTGGAGCACCTTGGCTACGGCTGGTAAATTATGACTGCCAAAGGTCTTCGCAAAAGACTCGGTAAGCATCTCGCTGAATTTGGCTGGCGTTTTAGAAGATGCTGGAAGCCTGTTGTATCTATTTGCTGCAGCCTGATATGTTGATTGGATGAGGGTACGTCCTACAGCACCAGACCAGATACCAGCCCTACCGCCCCCTCTTGCTTGGAGAGTAATAGTACCACCAGTCATATTAGGATCGCCTGCAGCGCCACCATTACCTCCTCTATGACTTCCACCGTTATTGTGTCTTGCTGATTCGCGAGCTCTAGCAAGCTTATCTTGAAGCATCATGATAGCTTCTTTATCCTCGAATGGTGTCATAGCATCACCACCTGCAGCACCGATCATACCACGCTGTACGCCATGGACAAGAGCGAAGTTAGCTTCTGGCTCATCAAGGTGCTTCCTGATATCCTCGCCATAGGAGGACTTGACCTGATGAAGGACCTGGTTGTAAAGCTCAGTGAGTGGATTCTTAGGATCAGAGAAATGCTGGCCGATAGCCTTGTGCACATCTTCGGCACTTGAGCCCTTCACTGTACGCAGGATTCTTGTTAGCCTATCGATGTTACCGATGAGCTTGAGGTCCTGTGTGCTATTCCTCCAAGCTGCAAGGTAATCGAAGGCACGCCTCTTGGCATCCTCACCAGAGAAGAGGAGAGGGGCTACCTTATTGGGATCATCGATGAATGATTGGATAGACATATCCTTGCCAAGGACGACTGCAGAAGGATCCTGCAGTCTAGCCTTAGAAGCCATATCGTTGTATTGTGCTCGCCTAGTGAGAGCATCTTTGAGCTGGGTAGCACCCTGTGCGTACTGACCCTTGAGCTTCACTAGGTCTTGCATCATTGCCCTGTTATATGCGCCATCAGAGATGACCCCTTCCTTAGCTATCCTATCAGCATACCCGCTGAGCTTAGAGAGTATAGGCGCGATAGTGCCCTTGTAGAAGTCACTATTCTTATCCTCGGCAGACAGGGCTGAGGAAAGCGACATAAGGTCTGTATGGGACTGTATGGCGGTAGTGTAGTACTCTTCCTCACGTCTAGCCAGTGGCTCGATGATACGCGCCATCTGATCGAAGGAGGTAGGCTGCATTACCGCTGTGGTAACTGTCGTTTTAGCCATTATCTATTATTATTAGTATCTCTTCAAAGGTACGGAAGAATGATGGCACTCTCGCCACCACTCTTCCATATCTGTTACTTAATTGGTCTCCCGAGGAAGGATAGACCAGCGAATATCGGTGAGCTCACCGCATCGTTCGGATTAGTGCTAAACAAGTTGTTCAACTTCAGTAGCTCCTTCGGTATCGTGGGGAATGTCCTTCTAACTGTAGGAGGCGGTGTACTTGTGCCTACTGCCGCCTGAGGAACAGTCTGACTTGCGTTCTGAGGAGAAGCATAATCTGGAGAGTACCCAGGTGTCCTTATGATATTGCCAAGATCATCGAAGGTGTACCCATGGACTGCAGCTACCAGTCTCCTGTTGAGAGCGGTCTCACCAATAGCGCTGAGGTTCATAGCGAAGTTATTGAGGTTAGCTGACCTAGCCTGCGCATTCGCTGCTTCCTCAGCCATCCTCATCGCCTCAGACCTTTCAATACCCTGCAACCTCTGTGCTGCGATCTGTCTGTTAGCTGCCTCCTGCTGGAGGATGAACTGGAGGTTCTGTGCTTCCTGCTGTCTGTTGAAGCCGATCACAGCTCTTCTCCTCTGATCGTTGAACTCGTCAGCCTTGATCTTAGCATCAGCAAGAGCTTGCTGGGTGTTGTACCCCGATGCAAGGAGACCAGCCACAGCACCAAGGCCATTGCCACCAGAGCCATTGATTATCGCGTTCCTCAGGGCATTACCCTGCGCG